GCAACAGGATTCAATACAACGACTCCACTAAACGCAGCAGGCATCAGGTCCGCAATAGGCCTAGCTTCCGCCAATATTGACACACAGCTAGCAGGATGTGTCACAGCTACTGGCTTTAATACAGTGGCTCCTCTGTCTGCCGCAGGTACACGTTCAGCTATAGGGTTGGCTTCGGCTAACATGGATACACAGTTCACAGCCAGTGCTACGGCTACTGGTTTCAACGTTGGGAAAACTGGTTATTCCTTAGCCATTACTCCACCTACAGCAGCAGAGAACCGTATTGAGATGGATAGTAATAGTGTAGGATTTAGTGCACTTGTCTCTGGGCAAAGCGTGATAAACGACAACGTGGTTGTTAACGGTAACGCAATAGGAAGTCTGCAAGACTTATCCTTTAGTGATATCTGGACAGGCGTGTTGACAGAAAGCTACGCAGCAGACGGAGCAGCAATGACTCCAGCACAGGCATTCTACATGATGTGGTCAGATCTTAGAAGTCCTTCTCAACAAGGGACTACATGGTCGGATTACAAAATTGATGGAACAACTGTGTCAATGACGTTCGGACTAGATGATGCATTAGCACCAACTAAGAAGACAAGAGCTACATGAGTACCTTAGTCTCAAGAGGCTTTGGGGCGCTAGCACGATTAGTGACGAGGGGATTCTTCTCCTCTCTAGCGCCTCTAGTCCCAACCCCTGATTGTTATCTAGGGTTCGATGGGAAGATAAGTGGTACTGATTACGAAGGTAACATTCATTTATACAAAGGATTTCAAGGTGTGGTAACACCAATCTTTGGATTCGAAGGCAACATTTGTGAGGACTAGCTATGTCAACGACATGCACAGAAACAGTAAAGAAAGACAGTGTTGGTGTAGTATTTGTAATAAACGCAGATTTTGACCTATCAGGTTACTCTGAATTAAAGATGGTATTCAAGAAGCCTGACGGAACACTTATTACAAAACTGACCTCCGATGGGGTTACAGCCCCAGCAACAGACCTAACTATAACTAAAGATGGAGTAGATAAGGTCTATTTAGCAAACATGTATTGGCGTTACGCCAGTGAAGTAGGTTTGTTAGATACCAAAAGCACTTGGGGTCTCCATGGTGAATATGTAGACGGAACACCTAAAGACCTTCCAGGTGATAAAATTAAATTTAAAGTAGTAGAACGTACGTAAAGTGCGAGTGGTGTACAAAGACAGTGGAAGTCCCGATAAGTATCTTATTCTCAGATAAGACCTTATGCAATAATATGGTAAGTATTCAGTCGACCTCGTCAGAGGAAGATTAATAATACACCTATCCTACACAGGAAAAGTTACTAGGTGAGTGGCTTTATTAGGTAACAATGGGTGCGCGAAGCACAAATATTGTTCGGGACGAACTACTTAGAGCCGAAGGCTCGTACAGTTAACAAGGAGTGACCCAATGACGGAAATAGAATTCGTAACAGTACTGGCGTTTATCGCCAAAGGTTTTATACTAACATGGTGCACTTTTTGTGTATGGATGCTAGTAAGATACATACAATGCACCAGAGAAATAAGTGGGAAATTTCCCAACAAATGAGTAGCAAAGCTACAATAATGGAGAGAAACTATGAACAGATGTTGGCATAAGTGGTTGGAGTGGTCTACACCCTTCACAACCAAGACAGAAAGAAGCGGGGATTTCGGAGTACCTTATAACTACTCAGCAACCCTACAAGTTAAAGCTTGCGGGAAATGCGGGAAAACGAAAAGCAGACTTATACACCTCGGTATTGGAGAACCAAAACATGAATAATTTAGACGCAGAAGACAAAGAAATACTAGCAAATTTAGACCGAGAACGTAGAAAAATGACCACTTTTGATGCAGTTATTGTGCTAATTGTTGTAATTATCGCGCAGTTTTGGACACTTTTGTTACAGAATGGCACGATTATTGCGCAAAATGAGCAAATTATAACTCTTTTAGAAAAGGGAAAATAACATGTCAGTTTTAGACGAGGTGCTTGAAAGATTCACACCACCACGGAGGGACAACCAATGCAAGATTGGGTAGCAGCACAAGTAATTCGGGCTCAGGCAGTTGTAGTTGAAGTGGAAGGGATGAAAGCCACTAATAAACGGGATGAGCTAGAAGAACGCCTCAACTCGTATCACGAAGCCCAGTTCCAAGTTAAGGCAGAAGAGCTACAATCAATAGCAAATTATATAATAGAGTATGGGTGACTTAAGGAGATGACATGAAAGGATTTACGAAGACAAAGGTGGCACTGGCTGTCGCTAGTGTTATTTACGCTAAGCTTATAACCAACAGTTACAAGATAGTTGAAGAGCCAAGAAAGGATGGCTACGAACCAATTTAGTAACCCCGAATTTAGTAACACGTCTCCATTTAGTTACAAAGGGTACTCCCGTACCTTTTTTTTTTTTTTTTTTAGGTGCTTAAGTAGGGTGTGTGTCAGGCTGTGGATGTTGAGGATAATAAGGTTCATTATACCTTTTGTTTCATCATGACCACACTATACACTAACCAATGGAGATACCATGAACACATTAACAACTAAGATAATACAATTAGCAATAGACATTGTTAATACATTCTATAACAACATGTTATTGATAGCAGTATCAGTAACTCTAATCACTACCATAGGAGCATAAGAATATGCCTAACATTACACTAACAACTATATTCATTACTAATAACGTTATCAAGAGACAATTAGATGACACCACATGGGCATTAAGAGATGAGTTAATAGTAACATGGTTATCTGACAGGGCTAATGGAGAGATATTATGCACTGTTAAACCACAGGACATGTGGTTAGCTAATGATTACCTAGATGATGGAGCTATTAAGGTCTTTGATAGAGTGCCTACTAATCGAGGCATCACAACAGAGCAACATGTGCAAGTGATGCAACAGGCCGAATGGTGCCCTGATGAGAATGTGTACATGCCAGTTGATGATGACTTTGAAGAGCATCTAATACAACAAACAGAAGGCTATTACGAGACACCTCAAGATATGTCAACTGAGCTACAACTAGAGTTCGTTAATCGTTGTTATGCTGCTAACCTCACAAGGAATGGAGAAACAGGAGCAAACACTGAATATCGTCAGCATCTGATTGATGTATGTAGTGAAGCAATACGTGATGACTTTAACAATTGGGCAGCGTTTGAATGCGAAGAAGATAGTCATTGTAAGGGAGTTGATACTAGCTACCTAACAGATAAAGAAGTAGAGAATCTTTACCTCGGATTCGGGGTAACACAAGAGGAGTTCTTAGACAAGTACTGCTCATCATTAGCACCAATGGAGAAGACCATGATAGAATACAAAGAACTGTTTGATGATACAACAATGTCAATAATCAAGGAGGGGCTTACGGAGTTCATGCCACCTAATGGGAAGATGCTGTTTAAGTGGCATATGCTAGAAGGTAGTGAATGGCTTGATGAAGATACAACTAGAACGCCAACTGGGATATTAGTTGAGCGAGTATACGGTAATGAGACCATAACCTTGGTACAGGAGAAGATAATGACAGAAGAAGAGCTGCTTGATGCACAGAATAAGCTGATACAGGACTTAGACGCTGGGGTAGTAGAACATACTCCTGAGCTACAAGCTGAGTTCGATCGTATCGATAACCTTTTAAATAACCTATAATTGGAGAATCACCATGACAAACCAACCAACACAGACTGCAATGGCAGTAAGTAAGTCGTTCCGCTTCAAGGCTGAACAAACGATTGACGAGAGTCAAATCATTCTAGATAACATACAACACAAGTCCAGTGGCTTTATCGCTACAAGACTGTTACGTGCTCTAGAGAAGCAAGAGATCATCTATCAAGATCTGTTCATTGATGAAGGGGGAGTGCCTGCTAAGGACTATCACTTTGTTCATGAAGGCTTTGATATGAGGGAAGTGGCTATGATAGGAGTACAATTAGCAGGATTGATTGTATACCTAGACGTACCTATGGTGTTAGAAGATGTAGCGAATGCTACTTATACTTACAAGAGCTTCAGGACAATAGCGAGAAGCAATGCTAGTATAATACCTAATGTCTTCGATAAGGGTACAGACAATAAAGCCCATTGGGTGATGAAGGTTAAGAAGGCTATACACCTTGCTATTGCAGCAGGACTTATAGACTACGATGCTACAGATGAGACAATCAAGAGATCTAAGGCTTACATCAGTACTTGCATTAGTAGAGCAGGAGTTGCTCATCAGACACAGAAGATCACTCTAGAGAACAGAAGGAAGGAGAGAGTTAAGACTCGCTTCAATCCTCATAAAGATGGTACAAGTGGTAGGGTAAGGTCAGCTATGGAGTTCATAGAAGATCAAGCTCAGGTTATCAACGTAGAACTACTGGAGGTGATCAACGAGTACATGGAAGAGATAGCGAAGACCAACAAGGACTTACCTGAGATCTTACGAGATAGCAGTCATGTTATAAAGGGCTGTAACGCTCTAGTTGGTAAGGGGGATCTACACTCTGAATACTTCGCTGATCTCAGAGGTAGACTATATCAGTTTGCACACGCTGGACCTAACCCACAATCTAGTGACCTAGCTAGAGCATTGTGTTATCACAACGTTGAGAATGTGACTAATAAGTATATAATGGTAGCTGACGCTGATAACCTAGTGCCTACTGATACTTACGAGATATTCATCAGCGAGTTAGAGAATGAGGTATGTGAAGGTAAAGCTGAACTATATAGTGAGAAAATGCTAAGGAGTGTAGCTGCTAGACCACTGGAGTGTTTGACACACTTCTTGTCAACAGGCTTACCAATTAAGAAGTTCTTCACCTATATGGCATTGGCTAAAGATTGGGTATCGTTCGAAGATAACAATCAAGCTGATTGTAGAATAGGCTTTGGACCTGATGCTAAATGTAGTGGAGCACAGTTACTAGCTATCCTAGCTGGTTGCGAGGACTTAGGAGCTGCTTGTGGATTGACCACAGCGGAAGAAAGACCTAAAGACCCTTATGTTAGATCAACGGATGAGATTGAGAAGTTGACACCTAACAGTCCTTACTTACCACTAACTAGGCCAGAGATTAAGACTCCCTTCATGGCTATACAATACGGTGGAGGAGTGCCTGCTCTAAGATATAAGAAGTTCGAGCCTAGCCTAGATAGAATAGGTGTACCAGCAGGTCAAAGAGATAAGTTCTGTAAAGATGTGGTGATTAGAGGTATATTGAACTCCCTCGGACCGAAGGTAACAGCTCTTATAGATGGTCTACAACAAGCAGCATCTGCTGTGATTAGTGAGAGTGGTAAGCCATACTTTGAATATCGTCACATTGATGGGTTCAAATGTACTAAGAAGGGTGAGGCTAAAGTTGCATTAACAGCTGAGCCGTTTAGAATAAATTACGGTGATGTTGATACTGATGCTGTAATCTTTGGTTCATTCGAGGAGAGTAAGGGTGGTAAGCGTGGTTGGTCAATAGATAGTAATACTACTGGACCACTACAAAGACAGAACTTTACTCACTACTTCCCTGTTCACTTCATACAAGGGCTAGATGCTGTAATAGCTAGAGAGATAGCTAATCAAGCGAAGGCTATGGGCTTAGAAGGATACACGTCAATACATGATCAGTTTAGAGTATGCTTAAGGGATGCTCCTAAGATGAAAGAAGTGGTTGCACTTGCTTACGAAGAAGTGTTTATTAATAACAACCCACTCTTTGCATTACAGTCTCAACTGAAAGGTGTGATGATTAAGACACTTAACCCACTAGAAGGAATAAAGCAAATTGTTACACCAGAGGTATTACGTTCTCAGAACGCTTTCTACTTCGAGTAACACATTCCGTAGCCTCTTAGTTCGTTAGGAGGCTATAGAATAGGTTGCCTACGCCTAGAGATAACCCTGCGGGGTGGTCTGTCTTCACTTACAGGTCAAGAAACTTGCCCAAAAGGAAACAGCGAGTGACAAGAGACTTGTCCACAAGGACACAGTAGTCTCCCACAGTCACCAATGCACGAATTCGTGATCTCTTTAGTATAGGAGGTTATAACACCCACGGTTACATAACGAGGAGGTCAGCTGGCGCTGCCCAAAAGAGCTTGGTAGGTACACCACTTACTAAGAACCACGGTAGGGTACTCGGTAAGAGTCATACCACGATGTTTCTGTTTGCATCACAGGTTCTTCGCACTCATAATGTAACGATAAGTCCGTCTTAGGTAGGATTACTAGGGTAGGATGTCTGTCACAACTCCTCACTAATCCTAATACGTGAGTGATACTGTAACGACACCTAGTAACTAAGATGGGCTGTACAAGAGTGATATGTTGTAACCTTGCACTACTGTAGTGGAGCTGGTTACTCCCTTACTTGCACTATATATCAGGTTGGCTTGTAATTAGACGACCGCTAGTAGATTGAACTCCGCTAGTAACAATTTGGTATAGTGCCAAGTATGTCATGGGGTAGCTGTGAGGTTACAAGATATTATTCAACTGAAGCATAAAGACGATGAGGTTAGCGCAGCTAAACCGATTCCCAAGTATAACTAAAATAAGTCAATCAAAGGAGGGTAAATACTATTCACCTACACGGTGTGTGACTCTACGAGTATGTCAAGCGGTAACTTCTTGGTGTCGTAGACACAATATGATGATGTCTGTGTTAGCGTGTGGTTACGATTGTTAACGGCAAAGTAGAGCCAAGGCGACTGCCCTTCATCGACCACAAAGCTATACCACCCATGGTCTCCAGACCGTATGTCCCATTGAATTGTAAACAAGTTTATCATATGGTATGTTCCATACAGGCTCTCAATTCCCTGTTGTTACCCATATTGTATGTACGTCTTGTTAACCCTATTGAATGTCCCATTCCCTGAAGTAACTGTATCGTGCAGTTGCACAATGGGTTGTAATACAATAATAAGTTAATGCTGGTTAGATTTACTCAACAGGAGAACCTATATGAAAAGACTAAGAGAGTTAGTTCACCACCGAGAACTAAAACGTAGAAAATTAGAACAGGTGAAACACGAGTTCCAGAACATACAGTATGATGTTGTACAGGAATTAATTACCACAGGCAGAGTTGACATGTTCAATGTAAATTGGGCGAGACTCAACAAAGAATGTGAAATGCCTAAACAGAAAAGATAACAGGAGAACCTTGTGGCATTTATAAAAGAATCAATACAAGTAACAGACTTAACAGTAACCCTTAAAGTAGGTTACATTGAGATGTTTATCGAACGCGGTTACATCAATCAAATAATATCTAACGCGGGGTCAACTGATCCTAGAAGAGTTACTCTGGTGATGTCAGTATTTAATAAGCATTTAGACCAAGTGCAACGGTACGCTACCCACGTTGGTAGTGGAGTGCCTATAGTAAAGCACGAAAAGCCAGAACTGGTAATAACATACAAGAAGCCAGAATTATGCAGTATATGTGGACACGAACCTGTGTCTGAATTTGAACCAGATGTAGAAATTATGCATCACCCAGTGTAAGAGAGAATCTTATGAGTTACTTTACACCACGCGATATAGAAAAGATATGTGACATAGGGAAGTATCTATGTGACATAGGAATATTCTGTTGCGCACTTGCTGCATTGTACCTGATAGTTTACGGAGAATGTTATGGAGTTTGATTTAAACACCTTAGATGTAGTGGTATCAATACTAGTTGTGGGCTTATTAATATGGCTAGTAACGTGGGCAGAGGAAGACGCAGAGCAGAAGCATAAGAAGCTGAATCCTAAACTGTTAACATTCACCTGCTTTATGGATAATGAAAAAGAACCACCATGCCCTGTTACAGGGAAGTTGTGCGGATTTTACGCATATCAAAAAGATAGGAACGATGAAGTAGTACTAGAGTTTTGTAACCATTACCAGAATCCTTGTGACGAGGAAGGTAATTGTGAAGACTACCTATGCCCACTATTAATTGGGCGTCCATTAAATAAGCTATAAGGAACGATATGTGTTCAATATTACCAATAGACTTTGATAGTAAGTCATACGAGAGTGACCAACAAATAAGAAAGGCTCGTATGTCTGTACCAAGAATAACACAGCATTGCGGGAATTGGCGATGCATAGAAACACCACAGCTCAGCGCAAGGAAGTGCCCTGTGTGCGGTTGGCACCAGAAATAACGGTCAGCAAAGCTGCCCCAAAGAAATTCAAGATGCTATGCCTGATCTAACCCCAGATGAAAGAGAATTTATGATGACTGGTATTATGCCCGATTCTTGGGAGGAACATATCAGTTAGTAAATGAAGTGAAAGAAGCGAAAGAAACGTGACGTTTAGTCACATAATTAAACTAAAATAAGTGAGAATTACAATGAAAACACCTACAATTGCAGCACCTACAATCACGCCAGTTACAATGGCAAATGCTAATCGTATAGAAAACGTTTATATGAACCAGCTAACAGCTTTAAACCGTCGCAACGAACGCGATGCACATTTCTTTGGATCTGTGAAGCTCGAAGGTATCTGGTATCAAGCGTCTACATGGATTAACGTTAATAACAACGTTCAGAATTTAAGTACATCTTTCACTAAGATGAATGAAGCTCAGGCAGTACTTGCTGAAGAGCGTCAGGCTAAATTCGAAGCGGAACGGGCATTACGAGCTAACCCTCTGACAGCTCCTGCAGTTGCAGCTCCTGAGAAAGCAGCAACTCCAGTACAAGCAAAATTAACTTTGGAACAGTGTGGACTAGTTAAAATGCCAGCTACTAACCCTATGCACCCTGAATATGTTGGGGATGACATTCCATTCTAGATAAAATGTTGCGAATAGGCTCTTGTTAACGCTTGAGTCTATTCTCGACAATATTGTCTTAACAGCCAAAGGAGAAACTAATGGCTATAAAACACATAATGATGAATAACAGGAGAGTACAGGTAGATAAGAAGGGTACATTAAAATTCTTACCCAACGGTACTATAAACCCTGATTGCTTATGCGGTGAAAACAATCCACTAAGTAAGCTGAACCAGTTTCAAGCAAGACTCAGTATAGGCTATGGCATAGCCATTTCTTTCCTCCACCGAGGGTACGCAGTCCAGAAGAAACATATAACGAGACCATCCAAAATACTGGATGAAATCACAATATAAATATAAAAGAGAGGCAAGCAAATGTGTGAACAAACACAGATTAAAGCTTCTCAAGTGCAACGAGAGCCTTGGGAAGTATTAACCACCGAGGTGACCGACCCCAAAGACACCGTAAAATGCGTTGAATGCGGGGTGCACATCCGTATAGATGAAATATCATGTCCTCATTGTGGAGAATAATAATGAAGAGAAAGACCAAAGCAAAGAAAAGATTTGAATTATTTAAACACGGGAAACTTTTGTTCTCGTCCCTTAGGAAGCTTGATACAATATTTGAGCATAATAAATATAAGAGACGTGACAAGGTGACCTACCGAGAAACTGGATAGGAGAAAACCCATGTCAGACAATGGATTTATAGGAAATTTAGACTGTGGTAAAGAAAACATAGACCCGAAAGACAGCTTCGTTTCGAAGTGTGTAACGGTAATAACACTCATAGCAATAGTAGTATTTATTGCAACGTGGAATTAGGAGAACTTAATGAACTTAACAAGATTCATAGAATTTATAAATAGGAATGCCGTAACCAAAGTAGAAAACCTTAACTCTGGGGTAGCAGCAGACCTCACTGGAGTTGACTACGCACGCGGTGTAGTAGTCCTCGACAAAGGGCAGAGCAATTCAGTAGTAAAAATCCAGACACTATTAAATCAATACCGATTGATAATCGGAGACACAGGTCACTACCGAAAAGCTAATAACGAGAGTTTTAGAAACAATGTGTTAGTAAAGTACGAGAACCAGAACTCTGGGTTCAATGGTGTGATAGGCAAAATTGACGTTGTCAACCCCACAATGAAAGTAACTTGGGCAAACGGGAGTCAGAACTCTTACCATGATATAAACTGGGCGAGAGACCATATATTCCCCATTTACCAAGAGAGCGTTGAAGACAAATATGAAGACCTACAAGAAGTAGTACGCTTAACAGCGTTCACTCAGGCTCATAAAGATGCCTCTCACGCTTGTGCTCTACGTGCTGCCGCCAAGGAGTTACTAGCCGCGGCACAAGATTTATTGCCGATGCCAGACCTAACAGGAGTTGCTACTAAGCCGGTAGGCGGAGAAAATGAGTACATGGTGCTAATACGAGGATCGAATACTGCACGTGGTACTGGAGGGTACTGGCGTGTACACCAAATAATCCACGCTCTTGGATACCAAGCAGCCTTCGATGAAGTACGCCTAGACCCAAGTATTAGATTCAAACTAGTGTTGGTCGTAGGGTAATGGAACAATTCTCAGAAGATCAGGAAATTGCGCTAGAGATAGTAAAGTCTTGGTTAGACGAGAAGGACGCTGCTTATCTAGCGAAAGAAGACATAGTCGTTGTTTGGGGTCACCCAGATGGTGACATACAAAAGACGGGTTGGATAAAATATAAAGCCAGTGAGCTGGTCAATATTATTCGGTCTACTAAAGTCCCTGTCGGTATTATGAAATACTGTACTACTGATATATTGCGCGCGGCATGTCAGGAAGAAGGACGGACTTATATATGCGGAGTTGATGTGGGTTCAGAAGTGAAACCAGAGTACTTTAATTACCGTAAATATAAGGGGTCGATATGTGAGACACCCGAGCACCATATAGCAATATATCTGCTCGCTGAATTGCAAGCCCAAAGTGAGAATATTATCTGGAGTGATCTAGCATACTTATTTGAGCAAGCGCTTAAACACTGTAAAATATCTAAACCTAATGTAAGAAATAGAAACTCTTTTCTCCGCTATGCAATAGCCAAGACAGATTTTGTTGAGAGACGAGCGACTAAAGATTACAATGGTAGATATGTGCAGAGAGAAGACGGGAAGATAAAGCAATACACTTGCATTAAATTACCGTACAGATCTGGTCTAAAGAAAGACTGGTCTAAACCCAAAATGAGAAGCATCATATTACGTGCAGTAGCAGGTCTTACGAAGTAACTCTCAAGAATGATAGGAATAAAAATGTCTAAAATTACGCAACAAGAAGTATTTGTAACAACTGATGGTGGTCAACACTCTTCAATGGAAGCAGCTGAAGGTCACCAATTTACATTAGATAACGCTGAAGTAATCGAAATGATTTCAGAATCTTATGTAAACATTGCAGTAGCTCCCGGAGCTAAAGTAGCTGGTCTTGCTGGTCGCACACGTGCGTTCAATAAGAACGTAGCAGCTTCAGTAATCGCGTTCATCTTATCTCAAGGTGGCGAATTACCTGAAGGCTTTAGAGCTATCGAAGCAAGCGAAGAATTACAAGTTCGTCTAGACGCAGAAGAAGCAAAAGTTGCTGCTGCTAAAGCCGCTAAAGCTGAGAAAGCTGGTGATGACTCTGCTCCTGCAGGTGAAGACACTGACGCTGAAGCTGACGGTGATGATTTATTTAATGAATCTGAAACGGTTTAAATAAATTAGAGATAGAAAGAAATCAAAAAGGCGTGACTTAATTGTTGCGCCTTTTTTATTAGTGTATTTAGTACGGGTAGAGCTGCAGTGAGGTATGCCCCATCAGGAATAGTGGACAACCTATATGGTCATCCGAGATTGATGGACTCATTGTATGTCTCGGCATGTTGGACGCGCTCACATGTCCCTCTTCGCAGAGAGGTGCACGTACTAAATGCATTAAAATCACCACAGGAGATTACCGTGGAAATCAAAAAAGAAAACATTGCTATACTACTAGCTAGCGTAGACGCGTCAATACAAAAAATGTTCCCCGTAACAGATGATACGGAAGGCACATTCAATCAGATGCTAGAGAGTGTCCCAGAGGAAGCTAGAAGTGCATTAGCTACATCCTACATGGGATTACAGAATGCCATAATGGTAAAACACGCGAAAATGATAAGAGACATATTAGAACTGGATATAAATGATGAAATGTTTAGACCTGACTCCTACGCGGGAAGAATGCTAGCCGAGGAAAAGTGGGTAGCTGAAGGACTTATAGAAAAGAGAGAAGAAAATCCCTGTGTAGAAGTTGAAAAGCTTCTTGAAAGCAGTGGTAACCCCTACGCAAATATTGAGGAAGAATAATTATGGCAGGCCAATGTGTCGAGAAACTCGTCCATGATGCCTGTAATAGTCCTTCTAAATCATTACAAATATTTCTAAATGACGATGACACTTTCAGTGGATGGTGCTTCTCTTGTAACAAGAGAGTACACAACCCTTACGGGGATAACCCACCAAAGGTCTCTGAGATTCATAGGAAAACTCCTGAAGAAATAGCAGAAGAAATAGCGGAAGTCCGCGGTTGCCCAAAAATGAATATGAAGCATCGAGATATTGACCCTGAAGACTGGGCTTACTTCGGTGTACGACTAGTACTTTCAGCATTTGATGGAATAACCCCTTACGGAGTAGCACACCCGTACACTTTACTTGGCAAGATAGTAGGCTTCAAAATAAAACTACTAAACTCCAAGACAATGTGGAACATAGGTGACGTAAGAGGAGCTGACCTTTACGGTTGGGAAAGAGCTAAACGAATCGGTGGTTCAACTCTCTGGATAACAGAGGGAGAAGAGGACGCAATTGCTTTACGCAAGATTATGCGACTTCTAAATAAAGGCACTAAATATGCTGATATGGACTACGCTGTAGTTAGCTTACCTGCAGGGACGAACAATGCCTCTGAAGTAATATCCCGTATGTCAGAAAGAATACAAGCAAGATTTAAGAAAGTTGTACTCGTGTTTGATAACGATGTACATGGAGAAACAGCAGCCAAAGCAGTTAGAAAGGTTATGCCTGACGCTGAAGTTGCAAAACTCCCTGAAAAGGATGCCAACGCATGCCTCTCAAGTGGACGCTTAAAGGCGGCTAGAGATGCTGTATTATTCAATAGTTCTAAACCCATCGCATCACAGACTCTCACCGTAGACGACGTAATGGATGACATTCTAAGTGACCCTGAATGGGGTGTACCATATCCATGGTCATCAATGACAAAATTAACCTATGGTCAGCGTAAAGGTGAATTGATATCTATTGGTGGCGGAACTGGTTGTGGAAAAACCTTAATCGGGCATGAGCTTGCTGCATTCAACGCAAAACAAAACGCGTGGACCAGTTTGTGTATAATGATGGAAGAGACTCCAGCTGAGACTTACAAGGCTATTGCAGGCAAGATTGACAATGTACCATACCACGTGCCGATTGAAGAAGGAGCTGACCCCTACGACAAAGAGCAACTGAAAAAGACTGTTATATACCTACGGGATTATATCAAGACATGGGACATTACCTCAATCGAAGACCCTGAAACCACTTGGGCGCAAATAAAGCAGGTAATAAGAACTCAAGGTGAAAACTTTGATGAGATTATGATTGATAATGTTACGACATTGTCAGAAGGTTTAAGTACTACAGAGAAGAACGAATTCATTGGCACTGTTGCTGACGAGTTTGTGAAACTAGCAAAGAAGTTTGACTTCCAAGCTATCTTATTTAGTCACTTAAACGCACCTGATAGAAAGGCGAAATCACATGAGAACGGTGGTAAAGTGTTAGAGAATCAGTTTACTGGTTCTAGAGCATTGCAACGCTATTCACATATGATGGTAGGTTTCGAGAGGAATAAGATAGGGGTTGACCCTGATTGTTCCTTAATAAGGTTGCTAAAGAACCGAAAGTTCGGAAAGACTGGTATGTTTAAAACACACTACGAACAACGAACTGGACGTTTGCTAGAAAGATCTTGGGACGACGAGCTGTATAAAGATAAATCTATTGGTGCTAAAGGCACTGAGGGTAAAACCTTTATACCCGTTCGTCCTTAATGAATTTGCAAGTACATTTATATCCAAAATATATGGTTACTAATTGCAATAAAACCTCTGGAAAAGTCACTGACGCAACCAAGCGAGGATACGTGGGTTTGAATACCTACAACTAATTATGTGAAGTCCCGGCATCAGGTCGCTCCTGATGAGGTTGCAGCAGGGCTGTACAGACTAGAATATACGCTGTATAGGTAGGTCGCCAGCCTACAACTTCGCACCATATTCACTCTAGGACACCTAGATGTTTAGACCGAACGTACACGTCTTTAAACTGTGCAAGACTGAGGACGTCTAAACCCTCCATCAGCAAGTAGTCAAGACTCGGATGTAAAATGGTTGACTCACTTAGTATCTGAGTGTAATAAAGGATAGAACCATCGTTACAGCCGCGATGTGAAATAAGGAATCAAACAGTGGTGGCAAAAGCCTAGCTGATTAGACACAACCCCTTTGTTATCGTTACAATGTTTTCGAATGTTACAATGTATAACACCTTTTTTGTGTCGACCGTAGAAGATATCTACATTGGACAGGCAACAGATGGATGAGTTCCGTTGAGTCGCTTCAGTGTATAATCTTCCACAACGGAGACAACCGGAAACCGACCTTGCCCTCGTTAAAGGGCTTTTTAATCAACGCATTAACTAACAGGAGAACCCTATGCCAAAAAAGTACGAGAAACACTATTTTTATGCTGCTGAAGTAAGCACCATGGAAACACCAAACACATTCGTCTCAGGTGAGTACGTATGCTATAACCAAGAACTGTCTCTAGAAGGCAGAATGGAAGAAATAAAAGAAGCCTTGAGAGTAGAACACATAGTAAAAGAACACATAGTTTACGCTGTGGATTTAATCACATTCAACAACATATACCTTTAGGAGTTACAGATGATAGCTACTAGAGATTTGTACGATGTGGAAGTAACAGACGCAAAAGGGGTAATCAAGAATATGGGCTGCGAGAAATTTTTCGTTGTGGCTATCCGAAGGAACTCTAAAGCAATACATATCCCAACATTGATGGTAGCTATGCAAAATCTTAGAGATGGCTTACCTGTAAATGGAGATAACATTCATCTAAAAGGGATGACAATTAGGAGAATCTAATGCTAGTAAAATATATAGTAGAAATCGAATCTGAAATAGAAGATTTAGATTACTTCCATAAGGAGATGCAGTTAGCGATAGACTCTGTATCGAGAGAGGGTGAGCTAAATATAATACAGATAGAGAAGGGACAAGAAGATGATTAAAATGTTCCCAACACGAATCAGAACAAGTTGCTGGTCTTGCGACTTAGAATCAACAGGGTTGCTAGAAGATTTAAAGACCCAGGAAGAGCCAAAGTTACATAACTTCGGAGCGAAGAAGGGCAAAGAAGAGATATTATTCTCTCAAGGCCATAACGCTCTAAGTAGACGAGAATGCCAAGACATTAGACCGATAGAAGAGTTACAAGAGTGGTTACACTTAGGTAATACTTTGATAATGCATAATGGTATGAACTACGATGGGGAAGCACTGAGATTCTTTGGGTACGATATATCTAAGAACTATATAGTGGATACATTATTCTTATCATGGTACTTAGAGCCGAGACGAATGCGTCACGGACTGGGTGACTATGGCGAAGAATTTGGAGTGCCTAAGCCAGTAATACTGGATTGGGAAAGTCAGACTCAAGAGGATTATAATCACCGTGTTATGCAAGATTGCAGAATACAAGAAAACTTATGGTTCAAACAGAAGAAATTCTTATCGCTGATGTATGGTAACGAGGCTGAGTATTGGAGACTGATAGACTACCTGATGATTAAGTCTAAGCATCTAGTCAACGCTCAAAGAACAAAATGGAAACTAGACATTCCAGGCTGTGAAGCTCTATCAAAAAAGCTTCATATAGATAAAGACATTAGACACAAAGAACTTTCAGCAGTAATGCCGGAAGTGCCAGTGTACAAAGACAAGAAGCGTTGCCAAAAACCTTTCAAAGGGGACGGGACACTCTCCGCGTACGGAGTTAAGTGGATTACATTCTGCTTAGAGTACAATATAGATTTCAACTCTCGAGAAGAGTACAAATACATAGGAGGCTACGCAGTAGGCAACCCGAATGCTCATGGACAAGTCAAAGACTGGTTATTTAGCATGGGTTGGAAACCTGAGACCTTTGTGTATAAAAGAAATGAAGACCGAACCGAAAGGAAAATACCTCAGATTAATGTTAAAGATAGTGGTGGTAAGCTGGACCCAGGTATTATGTGCCTACTGGATGATCACCCTGGCCTCAAGCATTTGGAAGGGTTGGGAATCATTAACCACCGTATCAGTATTGCTGACGGTTGGCTACGTGATCATGTTGATGGTTATCTTATGGCAGAATGTGGTGGACTTACAAACACCCTTAGACTCAAGCATAGACAAGTTGTAAATGTACCATCGGACAGAGTGCCGTATGGTAAAGAGTTAAGGTCACTATTAATAGCAGAGGAAGGGTACGAGTCATTAGGCTCAGACTTAGCCTCACTAGAAGATAGATGTAAACACCATTACCAATTGCCATTAGACCCAGAGTATGTCGCTGAGCAGAGTGCTCCAGACTTTGACCCACACTTATTAGTCGCTGGTTTAGCGGGCTTAATAACAGACAGTCAAATAGCAGGATACAAAGCAGGTACACTAGACGAAGCCATGATGAAGCACGTGAAGAAAGAAGTTAGACCGAAAGGTAAAGCTACTAACTACGGTGCACAATATGGTCAAGGTGCTAGAGGTATAGCTCGCGCAGCAAAAGTTCCCTTAGGTGTAGCTGAATTATTACATCAAGCCTACTGGGATGCAAATTGGTCTATCAAAGAGGTAGCAGCCAACACTGAAGTACGAGTAATCAACGGTGAGAAATGGCAAAGAAATCCAGTAAGTGATTTATGGTACTGGTTAAAGACAGAAAAAGACAGGTTCTCAACACTATGTCAAGGGACAGGTTCCTTTGTATTTGATATGTGGTTAGAACAGGTATTTCAAATTTGTCAAGAGAGATGGAACCGAGACCCAGAAGTCCACGGTCAATTTCACGACGAATTTATATTACGCACTAAGATAGGTTTCCAAGACTTATGGAGAGGTGTCGTAGCAGAAGCAATTATTAGAGTGAATGAATTACTAGGCATGAATCGCGAAATGGGTTGCGATGTTCAGTTTGGTACTAAGTACTCAGATATCCATTAACGGAGAAGAAAATGTTCAAGAAAGCAACGAAACAATCAGCAGGCGGGACTGGCGTTGAAATGTCAGCACCTATACTAACACCAGGTTCTTATCCTGCACGTGTTGTACAAATAGTAGACCTCGGAATGCAACCAGGATCAACAATGTATCCTGAGCCTAAGCTCAAAATGGAATTCAGATTCGAATTACTAGATGAGTTCATGGTTGATGCAGAAGGTGAAGAGTTAGAAAACAAACCTCGATGGTTTAGCTACGAGCTAACTTACAATGAAGACGGCTACATGGGCGAACGCTCAAATATCTATAAAGTGTTTGATGCTTTAGACGGATTTGAGAAAGAAATAATTGAATTACTTGATGTCCCTTGTATGCTAGCAATTGCCAAATCTTTAAAAGCAGATGGTAAGACTGAAAAGAATAAGATCACTGGTGTAGCAGCGATGAGGGAAAAAGATGTAGCAACTGCAGCTAAGCTCCAGAACCCTACTCTATATTTCTCTTTGAATGACCCGAACATGGAAGCATGGGCTAAGCTATCAAGCAAAGGTCAGTACTCACAACAGAACAAAATCAAGACAAGTTTAGAGTTACACTTAACGCCCCTAGCAAAGCTACTTAACCCTGAAGGCACTCCTGCTCCAGCAGCCGTTACCCCTACTAAAGCAGTAGCTGCCCCTGTTAAGACGGCTGAAGCTGAGCCTGAACCTGCGGGATCTATAGAGCCAGCAGCAGCAGACGAAACAGACCCTTTCGCGTAGGAGAACCTCATGACTGAAGAATTAGAAACCCCAAAAGTATTTGAAGAGTTGCTAATAGATGGAGACTTATTAATATTCTCGAGCTGTGCAGCCATTGAATACGGGAAGGAGGCGAAGGATATAAACTTCTCACAGATAGCAAACAATATAGACGCTCGGATTATGAACATGAAGCGTAGACTTGGTGCTAAACGAGTGAGAGTGTTTCTATCTGGTGCTGACAACTTTAGATTTGTTGTTCAGCCTGATTACAAGGCTAACAGAAAAGACGCATGGAAACCCTACAACCTACCGAATGCTCAAGCATATGTAACAACTATGTATGACGCTGAGTTGAAAGACGGCTTAGAGGCAGATGACCTACTATGCATGGCTCAAAAAGACGATGATTCCACTGTGATAGCGACTATCGATAAAGATATTCCGCAGTATCACGGGTGGCATTACAGTTGGGAGACCCAACATAGAGGCGAGAGACTCTACAAAGTCGTAGGTGAAGGGGAACTAAACATAGAACTCCGTGGGAAGCAAAAGAAGAAAGAAGTTAAAGGCAACGGTCAACGCTTCTTCTTCTGGCAGCTACTAACAGGAGATCCAACAGACGGCATCATGGGCTGTGGGAAGAGGGCAACTAAAGTATTCAAATCAGGTAAGAACATAGGCAAGCAGTACCAGTCCAGAGATGGAGTAGGCGCTATTGCAGCATATGACTTGTTAAAGTTTGCTATTACCCCTGCCAAATGCCTTAAGATTGTTATGGCACAATATAGGAAGCGATTCGGAGATGAGTGGGAGACCCAGTTATTAATGAATGGACGCTGTCTATACATGGTCAACGAGCAGCAAGGTGATCAAGTTCAACTATGGCATTGGATGAGTGTGTTACGCACTTTAGATGACGCAGCAGAGTTTGCAAATCTAAGAAACATCACTATAACAGCTGAAAAGATGCTTAAAGTTCGAGACAATAAGATGAATGGTTCATGGTTTGGTCTTACAAGTCAAACAATAGAGCCACTAAAGATGGAAGGTTAATATGGATTTCATATTCAACATTGTAGAGAGATACACGCCCCGTGAGTTCCTAGCTAAAAGATACAGAGTCGAAATAGTCAAGAATAGGCAGACTAAAATGATAATTGATCAAGATAGTGGGAAGGATTCTTACGGATTTCATCTTGGAGAGGCTGAAGCTGAAGTTAAAAGATGGCAAAAGTTCTTGAAGGGGGAAATAAATGTACGGCTGGTGTAAAACTGACAAAGCGTTTGCTAAATGGCTTCAATCCGCTGTGAGGAAAACGTTTACGAAACACCCAGCCCGTCTGGCTTTAATAGAGAAACAAAGATACCAAAGAGTCAATAAGAACACTGGACGTAGGTGTTTCCATATTGATTGCGAGAAATGCAAAAAGCCGATACCTCAAGGTAAAGGCGGTGGTAAGATAGAGTGTAACCATAAAGGCACGGTTGGCGGATTTAATGAATTAGACGTTGAAAAGTTTAAGACATTCGTAGTCAACCTGTTAATGGTTGGAGAAGATGAGCTGGAATTATTATGCACGAAGTGCCATGCTGTAGTAACATACAGTGAACGTAGTGGCATGTCGATGGAAGATGCTGAGATTGAGAAGAGGATAATTAAGTTTACCCTACAGCCAGCAGCAGTACAAAGAGCGAAGATGATAAAAGGTGGATTAATACCTGAATCAACAGTAGCTAAACGAAGGAAACAGTTACGGCTGTACCTTAAAAATAAATAAACCGTTAGGAGAAACCAATGGAAATTAATACAATACTAAGAAGTGGCGAAATCCGTAGATACCATGCAACGCCAGGAGTGCCAACACAAAGTCTATCTACCCACCAATGGGGAGTAGCAATGCTGTTGCAGAAGTTTTACCCTCACGAAAGTAAGGAAGTGCTACTATACGCACTCACACATGATGTGGCGGAATCTGCTACAGGAGATATGCCTGCCCCAGTGAAAAGAGCGAACCCTAGACTCAAAACTATCTTAGAAGTAATGGAAGAACGAGTGGAAGAAGAATTAGGGATAGCCTCAAGCCTAACACTAGAGCAGTACCAGAAAGTTAAAGTGTGTGACATCATAGAAAGCATGTGGTACTGCTACCTTCTTATAAGAAGAGGTAACCAAGACGCGGTAGAACCTTTTAGGAACACCGTAGAATACTACGATCTCATGCCAGAAACAAATATAGTAAGTGGAAATTTCGTAGCAAATATGATTACAGAGGTGGACGCACATGCACGACTTTGGTAAGCCTCAAAAGGCACTGCACTTACATCTAGATGAAGCATTAAAGACCCCGAAGCACCAAGGCAGAACATATGGGGTTATGGAAAAATTTGACGGCTGGTTTATGTATGTGGATATCCTAGGTGGTGAGTACCAAGGTATAAGGTCAAAGACTGGTAGAAGATTAATTTCTATGGGTAAATACGACAATATACTATTTAACCGCAAGATGCCAAACATAGACCTTAGACTAATCTTTGAAGCAGTGATACCTCAAGAAAGTGGACCAAGAGGTTACATGGAGTTTAAAGATTGCAACGGCAAATTTAATCAAACTAACCACCAGCTACAAGATGTAGTATTTAAGTGCCACGACTTGTTAACTATAAAGCCGAAGACATTTGAGAGAAGGTACGCAGACTTAGCAAAATTGCTAAACGTGTGGGGCTTGAATCAGTTGCACCAAGTGCCAATACTGGTAAGATCAGAGCTGAAAAGCTACTGGCTAGAATGCTACAACAGCATAGTAGATTGCGGAGGGGAAGGAGTAATTCTTAAAGACCTAGCAGCCCACTACAGCCCCAACAAACGGAACGCGGAAATACTAAAAATAAAGTGTGAAGTAACACTTGAAGCATTAGTAGTTGGAACTAAGGAAGGAAAGCCAGGTGGTAAGTACGTAGGAACTATAGGCACTCTAGTTGTAAGAACTAAGAATGGAGTCTTGAACAATGTGTCAGGAATGTCTGACAAACAAAGAGCTTTATGGTGGACAAACCCTGACCTGATACTAGGCAAGGTAGTAGAATGTAGTGCTATGAAGATTTTAGAAGACGGTCGCTTCCGTGAAGGAAGATTCAAGGCAGTACGATTTGACAAAACAGAGAAGGATATTGACTAATGAGAATATTACCAGTAAAAATGCAACTAAGAAAACTAAGGAAATTCACTAAATTCCCCTGTAGCATGGATATTAAGGTGTGGTCTTTTAACGAGAAAATACTGACGCAGCCAAAATTCGAAGTAGACTATTGTGCCTACATAGCTTCTGACCCCTGTATATTCGGAAGAGGGAAGACACCCACTATTGCCAGAGTAAACGCTGAGAAAGGCTTCGTAAAGGCGGGGCTGAAATGAAGACACCTACCGTAGCAGTACTACTTAATGGACCTCCAGGAATAGGTAAAGACACCCTAGCAGATAGGATAGCAGAAGTAACCAAGATCAAGAAGATGGAATACAAAGAAGGACTACGGATAGCCACTGCAAAATACTTCGGAGTTGAACAAGCTGTAGCAGATATGCTGTTCGCAGACAGGGGAAAGAAAGAAATTAAGAATATTGCCTTCGATGGGCTAACGCCTCGAGAAGCCTTGATACATGTAAACTCCCATCTGATTAAAGAACATGGCGTATCCATGGTAGGTGTGTGGGCAGCAGAAAAAGTACAAAAGTATGTAGAAGAGGGCGAGAAAGCCTTCATATTCTCTGACTCTGGGTTTCAACCAGAAGCGGAAATGGTAGCAGAAAAAGTGGATATCCTAATAATTGTTCAACTATGGCATCCCGACTACAACTTCGACAATGACTCAAGAGATTATATCAATGTTGATTTACACAATTCTGAAACTATAAAATTTCGTCGTCAAGACGAAGAGATCAACTCAGACGCAAGTAGATTAATTGGTCTGATAACCGACATCCTTTGGGAGCGTCGATTTAAATAACGGAGATACAAATGGCAGTCAAAGAAGTTAGTGATTGCGTAAGTATACTTAGCGAAATTACCATATATAACAAGTATGCTAAGTACTTACCCCTGATAGGTAGAAGAGAGACATGGCGAGAGCTAGTCGGCAGAAACATGACGATGCACATAAAGATGTATCCTTCCCTAGAAGGCAAGATTCGAGAAGTGTACAAGGAATTTGTACTCCCGAAGAAAGTGTTACCCTCTATGAGATCATTGCAGTTTGGTGGAACACCAATAGATAACTCTCATAACAAGATATTTAATTGTGCGTACCTCCCAGCAGACCACGTAGACTCATTCAGTGAAATGATGTTTCTATTATTAGGTGGAACTGGTGGTGGGTACTCAGTACAGAAACGTCACGTAAATAAATTACCTGCTATAAAAGCCCGTAGAGGGAATAGAAGGTTCTTAGTAAGTGACACCATAGAAGGATGGGCAGACACTATCAAAGTAGTAGTGGAGTCATATTTCTACGGGAAGCACGAACCCAAATTTAACTTTAAAGATGTACGACCTAAAGGAGCAGCACTGATAACATCAGGTGGCAAAGCTCCAGGACCAGAACCTTTAAAGAATTGTGTCATACAGTTGACCGAGTTATTCGATGAAGCTGTAGGAAACAAATTAACAACAGTACAAGTACACGATGCAATGTGCATTATAGCAGATGCTGTACTAGCTGGCGGGATTAGAAGAGCTGCATTGATTTGTCTATTTGACAGAGACGATGAAGCGATGCTACTTTGCAAGAGTGCCCATAAATTCTATGCTAAAGGTAGCATAAAGTTAATGGAAGGCTTATACCAAATATATGGATATTACCTTGATACACATGGGGAAATACGCATACGAGAGTTTTACAGAGATACACCTGCAGTAGGGGAGATTGATGTACAATGGTGGGAAGTAGAACCGCAGCGAGGAAGAGCCAACAACTCTGCCATGCTACCAAGAGGCAAAGTCGGAAAAGAAGAATTCAAAGCACTTTGGAAGAAGGTGGAAAACAGCGGCTCAGGCGAGCCAGGAATCTACTGGACTAACGATCTAGATTGGGGTACAAACCCTTGTTGTGAGATCTCTCTAAAGCCTTTTCAATTCTGTAATCTAATAGACGTTAATGCTAGTGACATAGAATCACAGAAAGACTTAAACGATCGTGCTAGAGCAGGAGCATTCATAGCTACACTGCAAGCAGGATACACAGACTTCCACTACTTACGCCCAATATGGCGTGAGACTACTGAATCGGAAGCTCTAATTGGAGTTGGTTTAACAGGCATAGGCTCAGGAAGATTAGTCGGATTGAACCTAAAGCTAGCAGCTGAAGTTGTAATAGCAGAAAATGCTGCTACAGCAAAATTGATTGGTATCAGTTCAGCAGCCAGAACCACCACCGTAAAGCCAGCAGGGTCTACCTCTCTGGTCGTAGGGAGCAGTTCCGGCATACACGCATGGCACAATGACTATTATATCAGACGCATGAGAGTGGGCAAGGATGAAGCCCTCTACACGTATGTCCGTGATAATATCCCAGAGTTGCTCGAAGATGATGTGATGAACCCCAAGGGCGCTATCTTCTGTTTCCCTCAAAAAGCTCCAGTAGGCGCTATGCTGAGGACAGAGAGTTATAGAACGCTACTTGAAAGAGTGAAACAAGTAAACACTCAATGGGTACACTCAGGTCATGTTTCAGGAATAAACACGCACAATGTATCTTGTACCATCTCACTAAGAGATGATGAATGGTGGGACTGCGGTGAGTGGATGTGGGAAAATAAAGAATTTTACAATGGTATATCCGTATTAAATTACGATGGTGGCTCGTATATTCAAGCCCCATTTGAAGACTGTTCTAAAGAAACTTATGAAGAAATGGTAACACACTTAAAAGCAGTTGACCTAACTCAAGTGAGAGAGGAAGACGATAACACAGACCTTAAGGGCGAAGCAGCTTGTGCCGGCGGTGCTTGCGAAGTAATATAGGAGAACCTAATGGCTACAGAACCACAAGATGAACAATACGATGCGTTCTTAGTAAACTCCCTAATCAAAAACTACGGGGACTTACTTAAAGTGTCTCGTAGCAGAGGAATCAATAAGACTTTACCTATTCTCAGGACTTACCTAGTAGGTAACGAATGGGTTAGGAGAGAGTACTATAGGTTGATTAAATCTGAACAAGAAGGTCAGAATATACTTGATCACAAAGTACTAAACGCTATTGTCTACGCACAGTTAAAATCTTTTGCCAAAGGGGAAAAGAAAAACAATAAGATGTACTCCGATGAAATTAAGAAAATCATCACTGAAGGAGACTCTGAGAAGAACGCGGATGGTAGTGTTAGGGTAGCAAATAGTGACAATAAAGCACCGTCACTTGTAGAAGAGATACTAGCTAACCCACTGAAAATAGATTATACGAAAGTAACAACCGAAGATGCAAATGCAGTGAGAGCAGTATTAATGAACCCTGTGGACGGTTTTGAACAGTTCAGTAAATGGTGTTTCCAAATACAGATGGGATTCAAATTCCAACATCAAGACTTTCACTCAATCATGTTCGACTTTTGTCAGAAAGTAATAGGTGGCGAGATAGATAGAGGTATCGTAGTGATACCGCCAAGGCATAGTAAGACGCAGATACTATCCATCTTCCTCCCATTATATTCATTCTGTTGTAATCCCACAAGTCACAATATCATCACATCTTATGCTGATGACGTTGTCTCTGAGTCCAGCGGTTACATTAGGCAGATTATGACCGATAATCTTTTTCAAAAAGTGTTTACAACTGTAAAGATAGACCCGAGCAAACGTTCTTTGGAGCGTTGGGGTACTACTAAAGCAGGTGTAATGCACGCTGTGCCCACTGGTGGTAAGATGACCGGTAAGGGTGCAGGTCTATTATCGTTAGAGTACGCAGGGGTGTTTGTAGTTGATGACGCCATTAAACCAAAAGACGCATACTCTAATACAATCCGAGGGGAAATAAATGACCGCTTCGATAACACCTTCATGTCACGATTGGCAAACGATGGGGTTATACAAGACGATGATGGTAATTTAGTTGACTGTCATAGAACACCTATGATACTCATTATGCAGAGAGTGCATGACGAAGACTTGGTAGGGCATATCCTTAGAGGAGGTTCATCAGATGAATATATCTGGTTGAGCATTCCAGGAATTGTCACACCTGATTGTGGAAGTGAGGAGTGGTACGCTACTCTTATAAAGAAACAAGCATACACTCATGCAGTACCCTTTTTATACGATCTAAAGAGAGGTAAAGAAACAACAGCCTTGTGGCCATCAAGAAAGAATTTGGTCACACTATTAAAGATGCAAAAAGCAACACCGTATACATTTGGCTCTCAATACATGGGAGACCCAACAGCTAAGGGTGTAGGTTTAGTAGATGAAGGTTGGTGGATTGAATACTCGGACTTAGACAAATCAACGATACGAAGAACATTCATGACTGCAGATACCGCCTCTACCAGTAAGGACTACTCAGATTACTCTGTGCTAGTATACTGGGGAATTACTAGATTACACCAGTTAATTCTATTAGATGTGGAACTCGGCAAATGGGAAACCCCAGAATTAAAAGAGGAACTAATAAAGTTCTGGAAGAAGCATACTGGTAACTTCGATTTCAAGTTCCCGTTAATGTTACCATTAGCGTTATACATGGAAGACAAATCTTCAGGGCAATTCCTCAACCAACAGTTCGCTAGAGATGGGTCAATACCAATATTACCAGTACCAAAAGATAAGTCATCAGGCGACAAGGTAGCAAGGTTTATGAACACGTTACCTTATTGGGCGCAAGAAAGAATTCTGATGCCAGAAGAACACAAACATAAAGCGCATATACAGCGAGAAGTTATGGGAATGACAGGGCTAGGCAGTGGTACAGGAAACGACGACTTCGTTGACAATGTATCAGATGCAGTAGTAGTCGGACTTGAGACAGCGGGCGCTAACTATGAGAATTGGGTATAGAGATATAACAATGAGTATTAAAACAAGACTAGATAAACGTTCCGAAGGGAACCACCAGTTGGCAATCGTAGAAAGCGATACTGGAAGAATACTTGCTACAGTAGAAGCTGTAAGTAATAAGATTGAACTTGAGATCAACACAATAGATGGATTCCACATTGAGAAACCAAGTGGGTGGTCAAGTAAACGTTAGGAGATTTTTAGATGAAGAAATACAAATCCTACAAAGCCCGAACAGAAGAATTTACCAAAGAAATTGCAACGGCACAAGGGTTCAAAGACGGATTAGAAAATCTAGTAACGGGATTAGGCACTGAAGGAGACAAGACCGCTCATAATAAGTGGACTAACTCTGGTAGAAATGCCGACCACCCTGAGTTGACTGCAAGATACAGAGAAGATTGGATAGCCCAGAAAGTTTGTAATATTTTACCACAAGATATGACAAGAGAATGGCGAATGATTAGTACCCCAGAAGGGGTGAAAGCTGACAAAGAGCTGCAACTCCGTGGAAAAGTTAGAGAGGCTTATAAGTGGGCTAGAGTCTACGGGACTTCCTGCATACTACTAGATCTTAAAGGAACTGGTGCAATAAACAAACCATTAAATTTGAAACGTCTAAAGCCAAACTGCATTAGATCATTACAAGTTATAGACAGAACAAGGCTATTCCCTGTTGGTGAAGTAGATTACAACCCTATGAGTCCCAACTACGGGAACCCAGAGCAGTACATCTTAGGTGGTAGTACACAACGAATTCATGCAAGTAGAATACTACGATTCGAAGCAACTGAACTACCTAGATATGAGCATTGGCGTAACCAATGGTACTCAGATTCCACATTGATCCCACTGTTTAACACTATGGATAACTTCCATACAGCTGCACAATCAGCAGCAGCACTGACTATGGAAGCAAACGCAGACGTAGTTACGGTAGAAGGGTTACAGAACATTCTGACAAACCCTGCTGGTGAAGCTATCATAATGAAACGTTTCAGAATGATGAAACAAATGAAATCAAACCATAATATCATATTGTTAGACAACACGGAATCGTATGACACGAAGACGATGTCTCTAGCAGGTGTGAAAGATTTAATTTGGGAATACCTCAGGGTAGTAGCAGCAGCATGTGGAATACCAGCAACACGATTCCTATCTGCAAGCCCAGATGGTATGAACGCGACTGGAGAATCGGACTTAAACAACTATGTAGACTTCTTAAGAGGTCAACAGGTTGCGCAATTTGATCCAAGAGTAGAAGTGCTAGATACTATAGCACAAGCCCATTACGGGATAGCTCCTTGGGAGTACGAATGGAATTCAATATTCCCCGAGTCCTCAACTCAGAAAGCAGAAAGAGAGAAAACTCAATCAGAGTCTTTACAGATAATGGTTGATTCATTTATTATAAGTCCGGAAGAAGCCCGACAAATTATAGAAAGTAGACAAACTTATAAGGGTGTGGATTTAAAGGGCGCGGCTCCTACTCCACCACCAGAACCAAAGCCGAACGGAGATTCAAATGCAAAGTAAAGCATTAGGGAATAAAGTAACCTTTCGTGACGAAGCTGAAACAGTGATGTTAAATGACTTTCTTTTAGAGTTGCCTACCAAGCGCAAGTTTAAAGATTCAGGTCAGATGATAGCACCAGCTACAATAGCAAAAGTTGGTATTATGGAATACCGCGCAAGAGAGTGTGGTGCATTATTTGCAGACAGAGAACCCGATTCTATTGTCAAGATAATGACTTCCGCTGCTGCCTTGTACGACAAAGAAGCAATAGAGTCTTATCGCTCAACGCCTATAACAATAGGACATCCGAAAGAAAACGTAACTGTAGAGAACTCGAAAGAACTGCAGATGGGTCATCTAGAAGGTATACCATTCCAAGACGCTGATGGGGAACATCTGTCTGGAACAATTGTTCTAACGGATATCGATGCGATAGACGCAGTGGAAACAGGGAAACAACAACTCTCTTCTGGTCACACTTGTATGCTAGTAATGGCAGACGCAGAAAGTGATTGGGACGCTGAGAAGACTGAAATCCGAGCAAACCACATTGCTATCGTTAGTTCTGGACGTGCAGCATCTGCAGCTATCGCTGACGAAGCTAAAAAGAAAGAAGCAAAGAAAGTAGAAGTAAAAGTATTTGACCAAGCATTTGTAGATACTATGCAAGCGAAGTTGGACACTGCTGCTGAAACAATTATAACTAAAGATGCAGAAATAGCTACTTTAAATGATAAGACTAGTGATGCAAGTATCGCCACACTAGTAGCAAGTAGAGTTGCATTCTTAACAAGTGCAGCAACATTGATAGACACTGATCTGGTAAACATGTCAGAGAAAGAAGCTAAACTTTTAATTCTGAAAGATAGCTTAGGAAAAGACTTTAATGACAAGTCAGACGCGTATATTAATGCACGTTTTGATGTTCTCCTAGAGGACGGGTTAGAGGACGATGGAAATAGTATTGCAGCAGCTTTGGTAGATCATGCGAAACATGACGGCAAAGTAGAAGTGAAGCAATCAGCAGACGTTAAGGCTCGCAAGAATATGATAGCCCGAAACAATAAATCTCTAAAGGGAAATGAATAATTATGCCAGCTCAGACTAGCTATACTTTATACACTCGCGATGAAATTGTAGGAATGCTTTACGGCATCTCATACACTAACTCAGTGCGACACTCATATGCAAACACAAAAGCAGACGGAACAGCAGGTGCTGACGTAGGCTTTGGCTTAGCAGTAGAAGTATTACAACTTGCTTCAGACCCATCTCAGCGAATCGCTGGCTTGGGTAATGCAGCAACTCCAGGTGGCGCAGGTACTAACACTGCTTTCATCGATGGTATCTCAATCCGTTCAATCAACCGTACAATGAGTACGCTTCCAGGAACAGGCGCAATAGCTTATTCTGGTTTTGAAACAATGGGTGTACTACGCGAAGGATTTATACATGTACTAGTTACTGCAGGTTCCGCTGTACAAGGCGTGAAAGCCTTTATCAACGCAGCTACGGGCGCATTCCAAGGCGCAGCCGTTGCAAACGTAACTCTCGAAACGACTAACGTTGTTTGGGATAGAACTAACAGCGTTGGTGAGATCGGATTAGTTCGAATCACTTCAGCCGCAGTATAAGGGAGCAATAAATATTATGTTACGGAAAGTAAAATTTACAGATGAAAATGGCGTAGAACAAGAAGTTGAATTACGTGCAGACATCGCTCGCTTAGTAGACGCATCAAAAACAGCAATGACTGACTCAGATGGTTTATTCTTTCAAAGACAGTTGGAAGCTATTGAAGCGACTACCTACGATATACTATACCCTGACCTTGAAGCGCGTGAGTGCTTTACTACCAATACATATGGTGGTGCTGGGGCAACTACATTGACTTACCGCTCTTACGATCGTATCGGCAAGGCACAAGTTATCAATGCAAGAGCTACTGACTTACCTAAGTCTGATATCTCTGGTAAGGAATATTCAATCGGAGTTGTATCTGTTGGTGTTGCTTACGATTACGATATCGATGAAGTAGCAGCTGCTCAAATGAGTGGTATGCCTCTTGAAGCTCGTAAAGCTATGGCAGCACGTCGTGGCTATGAAGAGTTCCTTAATCAGACATCATGGTTTGGTGACGAAGCAAGTAACCTTAATGGTTTCTTCTCTCCAGCAAACAACGTAGCACGTACAGTAGTAGCGAATGGTGTTAGCACTAACCCACAATGGTCTACGAAAACGCCTGACGAAATCCTTGCTGACCTCAATCAAGCATGCTCAAACATGTTTGCAGGTACCAAGAAGATTCACCGTCCAGAAGAGTTATGGTTGCCTGTAGCTCAGTGGAATTACATACGGTCCACTCCACGTAGCAACGTATCTGATACAACTATCCTAAACTATTTCTTACAGAACAATGAGTTTATCACTGATAAATCCAAAGTTAAAGTATTAAATATCTTGGAAACAGTTGCAGCTGAAACTGCTGGTGATGCCGGTACTACTATTACAGACGATGTGTTTGTAATCGCTAACCATAAAACTCCTGAAGGAAACGAGACAGTTCGTATTCGTGAGACTCTACCTTTACAGTTCTTGCCAGTCCAGTTACATGGTCTAGTATATGAAGTGCCAGGTCGTGGTCGTTACGCAGGTGTGGAAGTTACTTATCCACGTGCAATGGATATCTACTTCGGTATCTAATATCACTCGATAGGCAGATTAAGCAGTCTGCCCATCAAATTTAAAACTAGGAGAGAATCCAAATGCGTTTACGCAATCACACAAAGACCCCACTACGAATAATCATCCGAACTAATGCTGAAACTATGGTGGACTACGAAAGAGTAGACGGCACAGCAGCGAAGAAACTAGAGCTACCCAGACTAAAGACAATCCACATTGGTGAAAAGGCTGAAGCTGAGATTGACGATGCTGATTGGTATCAAGCTTGGGATGTTCAAGGATACGTGCCTACTGACATTATCTCAGAGGAAGAGGAACATTTGAATCTGATGGGTTCAGACAACAAGCCTCTAATGCTGATTAAGAAAGTAGCTACAGGGGAAAGAAAGAAGATTTACGTTTACCGGGAGATGGTGAAAGAAGGTCACATTGAGATTACTGAAAAGCCAAAGCCAAAGCACACCCAGAAACAAATGGTTAAAGCGATTACAGAAGCTCTAGGGACTGAATTTAAACCCAAAGACGAAACGCACCTAATCGAGACATTCGAGAAAGTTATAGGCTGAGTAAAATGGTAACATACGATCAATGGGGAATAAGATTCCCGCAATTTGCAGCTACAGAAGAAGCAGTATTTGATTTATACTTTGGAGACTCCCAGATAGAAATGGGAATTGACGAAACAAGATGGGCAGATAACTACGATGTAGCACAAGCAAACTTGATTTCACACTTTGTTGCCGTACGAAAAAGTTATTTAACTGGTGATGATACACCATTACAACCTATCAGAACAAAAGAAGTAGATGACGTTATGGTCGAATTCGCTGTGTCTAGAGATCTTAGAGACAACTTAGACCCCTACTCATCTACTACATATGGTCAGCAATACGTCAAATGGCGTAGACAATCATTTGCTGGCGCAAGGATTACGGGTGCTACCTAATGATAAACATGAGCCAAGCATTCGGAAGCCAGACTACAACAACAGTAATCCTACATAGATTTATACAAGGGTATTGGGACGAGGATAACCAGTGGAATGATGGTGGTGGTTACAAATCACCTATAGATATCATAGCCACTCCTATCCCTATTGGCGAGAGACAAACCGGAACACACGGTGAGAATCTACAGCCAGACCAAACTGGAGAAAGAGTACCTGCCTCAATGAAATTTACTTCTCAGACTCAGTTAGATCTTAAAGACGTAATATCTTACGATGGAATAGATTATAAGATGAGTAGGAAAGGTAACTTTAGAGCTGCAGGCTTTTGGACTAATGTAGGTATAACACTACAAACATTTAAAGGGGCTGATTATGAGTAGCGAAAGCAATAGTAATAATGCAGACCCAGATACCACCAAAATGATGGCGTTCGTAGACTTGGCATTGAGAAAGAATAGATATACTTATCCGACTCAATTAAATGCTCCAAAACCTACGCCACCCTTTGCAAGTGTTAAAAAGCTCTCTGAAGAGAACCCAGGCTTTGATAAGCTAGAAATCTCAACTATAAATAACAAATGTGTAACGACAACAACAGGCGTTAGGATAGTAGTATTTCAAGTGCTCTTCACTGAAGGCGCAGAAGAACAATCTAAATTCATATCGAGTTTTTACAGACAGGATATAAGAGACTTCATGGTAAGAGAAGACTTGGCAATACTAGACCACTCAAGTACAACTAATGACACACTGAAATTAGAGACTAATTGGGAAATAAGAGATGGCGTTTTAGTCTCTTGTATGCTGAGACGACAATATCAACACGAAGAACAGATCATCAGCATAGCAGAAGTTACAGGCTCGGTGGACGACGTAAGCATAATAGCTAACGTACCTTAATGATTTAATTAAAAGGAAAGAATATGACTATCCCTATTTCACATGTTGTAAACGTTAATCTAACGTTAGCAGCGAGTGCTGTTGCCCTAAAAGGCTTTGGTCAGTTATTAATGTTGACGGATGAAATATCCCCAACAATGCCTCTAAAAGCTAGAAGCCGTAAATACGCGACTTTAGCAGAGGTTGAAGTAGATTGGGCGATAGGTACAGAAGCGTACAACGCGGCTCTACCCTTCTTCGCACAGAATGCTTCAGAATACAGTGTAGGCTTAGCCTCACCAGCTGCTACTGCTGCTGAGTTAACAGGGGGCAATGCCCACTCAATCTTAGCAGATATCAAACTTATCACAGCTGGTGGTTTTACTATCTCTGTAGATGGAACCCCAGAAGTACTAGCAGCTTTAGACTTCAGCTCAGCCGCTGATTTAGCAGCCTGTGCTACAGTAGTTGATACTGCTCTATCCGGAGCAGTGTGTACTTACGATTTAGTTGCAGGAACATTTGTAATTACCTCTAGTACAACAGGTGCAACTTCAATACTACTCTTCCCAACAGCGGACGTAGGTGGCACAGTAGCCGCCTTAGCATTATCCGTAGGCGCATCTATCTTCAACGGAGTGGCTATCGAAACTCCTGCAGAAGCCCTAGCTGCAATCAACGCGGATGATGATTCATTTTATGGCGTTGTACTTAATAAGAAATGGCGAGACGATGCGGTACTCACAATAGCTGTCGCAACATGGGTGGAAGCAAGCCAGAAGATGTTCTTCAACACATCTAACGACCCTGTTTGTATCACGAACGGTACAACTGACATCATTACAGCCTTGCAAGCTATGACATTAGATAGAACCTTATCTAGCTATAGCTCAACTGGAGTAGAATACCCTTCTTCCTCAGTAGCAGGCAGAGCATTTATCGTGAACTTTGAAGGTACTAATACTACCATCACTTTGAACCTGAAGCAAGGACCAACTATTACAGTTGAAAGTATGACTACAGCAGAAAAGACTATCCTTGAAGGGAAAAGTGGGAACGCGTTTGTTGTAATCGCAGGTTCAAATATGTACTCGGACTCTAGATTAGCAAGTGGCAAATGGTTTGACAGCATCCACGGCACAGACTGGCTAAAGAACAGAATTGAGACTGATGTCTTTAATGTCCTGTTCCAAAGCACAACAAAGATCCCTTATACCGATGCAGGTGTAAGTGTAATTCGTCAAGCAGTAGAAGGCGCCCTAAGACAAGGTGTTACTAACGGCTTAATTGCCCCAGGTAATAACTTACTTGGAGTATATATGCCTCTCGGTTATATCATTACGATTGTACCAGTATCAGATGCTTCTACAGCAGACAAGAATGCGAGATTATATCGTGGTATGAGCTTCGAAGCAGCAGGTGCTGGCGCGATTCAAAAAGTAATCATCACTGGCGACTTCAACGGGTAAGGAAGGTACATGAAACAATATAGTTTTTATAGCGTCGATTTAATAATCGACGGACTCACTATGGAAGGATTCGCAGATAGCTCGGCTATCATTTCCGCAGGAAGATCAGCTCCTCAACACGGCAAAGTAATGGATGCTCGTGGTAAAATGATTTCTATCACATCAGCAGACAAGTCAGGTGCAATGACATTTGACTTACTGCAGACCTCTGATAGTAACGCATTACTACAGTCACTAGCATTGCTTACTCATGAAGCTGGTACCTCTGGAAACAGCGATACTTTTATACCCATACAAGCCGCTATCGTGGACAAGATGGGAAAAACAGTTGTGACAGGTGTTAATGGTTTTATTACTATGCAACCTGGTGTAACTAGAGGAACAGGACTATCTACTAACACTTGGCTCTTAGAGTTCGAACAGTTATGGATTATCCGTGGACAAACATCAGACGTTGGTGTTTAAATAGGAGAAGCAAATGGCGTGCACTGACCACCACAGGGAAATCGACGATAAGCCTGTGTATGTAAAACAGTGGGCTGCTTCAAAGTCTCTAGAGAACCTTGGCAAAGCTTTATCAATATTTGGGGCAAATTTCGCCCCATTTGTTGATGGAGACTTCCATATGGGTGACATAGTAATTTTGTTAAGTAACGACCCAAAGAAGACAATGGACTTAATTAAAGATTTCAATTGTGCTGCAAGAATAGATGGACACGAAGTCACTCTTGCAACATTCAACAAAGAATATAACGGTGAACTACTGTACGTATTCAAGATATTCTCGTTTGTATGCGAGGTACAGTACAAAGATTTTTTCGAGCAAGGGCAAACGTTAAGCCCACAACCAATCGAGACCACACCGACGACGACGACGACCCCTTAACAGTCAAACCTAAGTCTATATCAGAAGAATACCCTGAAATAGATTTTTATTTGATGAGACCGTTACTACAGGAGCCACGTCTATGCCACCTAAACGAATTGCAAGACGGTACATATAGTTTATATGACGTCCACGTGATGCATGAGATATTAGATTTCAGAAGCCAAATGGCGGAAGATACAAAAACATAGGACTACACATGGCTACTGACAAGGGTAAACTTACACTAGGGAAAGGTGCTGGCTACAGTACTAATCCCGAAGGTAGAATAAAAAAGAATAGAACAGTAAGTTCCCTAGGAAGTTTCAACGAAGTACCACCTAAGGCAGCGAGAGTTAGGAGAGCGTACTTGCCTAAAGGGCAGAGTACAAAATACGTAACCACAGGGGCTACAACCACTAGAAAAGCAACACACTATTTTGATAAAGGGCACAAAGATTACCAGAAGATGGTGACGTCAACCCCAACAAAATACTCTAGTACACCCTACGGAAAGAAACAAAATTTCAACACAGCGTTCCAATCAACATTATTAGATACCATATTGAGCGATGAAGACAATCCGTTCCAATATGAGAAGAGTGTGATAGAGACTGCACAAGAATATACAACTCCAGAGCAAGTGCTCGCAGGGTTTATAAACCAAGCAGGACCAAATGTTGCACAAGCATTTATACAATCAGCTAAAGAGGCTATAACAAATCCTGATATAACATCAGTTAGCGCAGCCTCTTTCCACAGCAGTACTAACCCTGCGGAAAAATTAGCTTACATGAGTAAGTACGCTATTGGTGGAACTTTAGATTTAAGCAAAGTAGCAACAGAAGTTAGTGCTGGACATAGAAGGGAACACCCAGGTTTAGCCCAAACAAGTTACGACCTTATATCAAGGAAGTTTGACAGAGCAGACCAAGACTATCACGAACTAGTGAAGTCAAAGACTCCGATGGAGAAGATGCTGGATGTAATGGGTGCTAGAACAAGGTCAATGCAATCCTCAAAGCAGGATGTACTATCTCCAGACAAACTTGACGTGAGCATGGCACATCCACAAAAGTTTAACCTGCACGCTGAAACTACTATGAAGGCTTTCAGAGGCTTGGCTAGTCTTTACCTCCCAAAAGAGATAGAAGGTGACGCAAGAGCACAAGCTAAAGATAGGATAGTAACAGGTCTAGCAAAGATGATGCCACGCAAGTTAGCGGATTACGCTACAGTAGCATCAGGACTTAAAATTGGCGAAGTGCCAGACCCATGGAGTGTCACTCTACCTTCAATGGGCGAGATGTACCCCCATGTCGAGAAATCTACAAGGAATATATTAACAAACCCGATGGTCTCGAAAGAAACCAGACCTCTAGTAAACCAGTATATTAAGGAAGTAAAAAATACTACAAGCTTTAGGAACGAGCGAGGCTTAGAGAGTACCTTTAACCCTCTATACAAAGAGCCTAAGTACATAGCTGATGAACTGGCAGCGGCAGGAATGGATCCATCTAACATGGTTCTAAGCCAAGAGGCTGCAAGAGACCAGTTATACGAGTTCAGAACTACTAGAAACCCTGTTGAAGCATTAAATGCAGGGTTAGGAATCTTAGGATTAAACGCAGTTGACTTACAAGATCCAATGAACGCTATTAGGGTAAGGACAGTTTTACGAGATGGGCTAGATAGTGACAAAACTTTTAGGGCTAGTGTACAAGCTACCATAAATCCAGGAGCGGACTTAAACACTGCTATTGACAAAAGAATAGGTGTCCTAAAACATCAGGGTACCTCTGTCCTTGCTGCAATGGGTCAGGAAAGCATAGCTCAGTCCGCAGCAATCAATGCCGCGATGGGTGGGGAATTAACCAAAAAGAATGAAGCGAGGGCTACAGCAATCAAACATGGTTTGCAGAAAGCCCGAGATGGAAGGAACTCTAATATGAAAGTAGTTAAAGATGAAACAACTCTCCAACTGGAGGCAGAAGCGTTATACGCAGCTTCGTTGTCAGCCCCGTTGATGGAGCCAAGCAACTTTAGCGATGGGAACACCCAACCCGGTCTTAGAGATGGTTGGAAGGTCTTCCAAAAAGGGATAAGCAACCAGACCCCACAACAGGCTCAAACAGAGTGGCTGAAGAAAAATCCACACTTGAGATTGATGGGTGGCGATGGTAAAAGATCTGATGGGACTATGGATGAGGAAGTGAACGCGGCTTGGATGAAAGAAAGAGCTGCACGTGCACCATCCTCAATGCTAGCCAAGATGCATGGCGAAGCCCCTAGTGATACTTCAGGACCAGCTTCAGCAATACTAAAAGCGAACCTTGGTATTGATAGCAGTGGCAATATAGATAATGCCTTTACTAGATCAGGAGACAAATTAGAAGATGTAGCATTAAATTACTACAGAAAGAATTACGAGTCTTCTGCCTTTGACGTGGGTTTGATCACAAATCGCCTGTACCCTGGACAATCCTCAACACCGGATGCTATGGTGAGTAGTGCAAATAAAATTGTAGAAGTCAAGTCACGGCAAGGGCGTGTTATAGACACAAAGAACGCCACAGGCAGTGACATGAAAGAGCTGCAAAAGAACTATATGCAAATGCAACATCAGATGATGATGACTGGAGCCTCTTCAGGGGATCTAGTGCAGATAGCTCGTGGAGCAAATACTAACTTACCTGCCTCATTAACTCCGGAAGGAGTAGCAAGTGACTTTGACGTAAGAAATTATGAAAGAGATGACGAGCTAATAAACCGTATGAAGCCTGTCTGGTCGGCTGTTGCTGGCAATGCAAGTAAGATTTCCAACCTGAACGAAGGGGACAAAAAGATATTAGCTGAGGCAGTTGCTAAAGGCAATGTAGAATCTTTTGAAATCCTAGCTGAGAAGCACGGTTTAGATACTGCTACAACTGGTTACAGCCTTGGGAAAGGCGGTGGTGGTAGAAAAGGTGGCGGTGGTGGACCTAAGGATAAGGGATGGTACGACTACATAGCTAGCAATAAAGGTGGAATGTCAGCATCACAACTAACACATTCCAAACTAGCAATGGGCGGTAAATTTGCCAGAGGGCTCAACGTAGCTGCCACAGTAGCTAGCGCAGCAGTTGATGTCGGCAAGAGCATGAACGATAGTTTCCTAACTAAAGCTTACGGAGCTAGTTCTTCAGGCATGTCAGACAGCCTGTACTTAGAAGAGAGATCAGAGCTAAGAAGTGCATTCAATATGAGTGACGAAAGAGCTACTAGCAACCTACAAACATTAGCAGAAGCCTCTGGCGGTATGCGAATGGGACAGATGGGAGGAATGGTAAATATAGTTCAAGGCTCCCTAGGATTGTTAAGTGCAGACGACGTCTACGGCTACAGAGGAAAGAAAGGTGAAGCCACTGCCCTCATGCAGAAGATGAGGAAAGCAGGTGAGAACCGTGGCTACGACGAAATGGAGTGGGCTGCTATAGCAAAGAAGACAGGCTTGACTGCTGCACTAGCAACAGAGAAAGGTTCTAGCTCAGCTGAGAAAGGTATAAACACCGCAGCGGCTGTAACTCAACAAGTGGCATTAGAGTTAATGGCAGGCGGTGTTCAGAAAACAGCGGATGCCGCTACAAGCATATATGAGTTTATAACAAGTGACCCGAAGGCACGTACCCCAGGAGTCGAAGGTGGCGCAAGGTCAATGCCGGACTACATGCTGACAACTAAGTCAGGAGGTCTACCTACATTTAATGCAGACGACCTAAAGGAAGACAAAAGAAAGAGTACGAAGACAGCGCTACCATTTTATCCGGCACACGGGTTCGGTGGCTATGCCGCTGCACTACAAGAAGTTAAAGTAACCGTAGAGGCGAAAGGAGACTTAGCGGCAATAGTAGAAGACGCTAAGAACAAAAACCCAGCAGCCGTTGGGACTGACCACTAAGATAAAGGAGGTTCTATGTACAAACGAGTAATAAGGCTAGAAGCCAGTAATTTCAGTGACAACGAGCCTATATTTACTACAGTAGAACATAGAATCTCTTTTGAACTAGAAGTCGGGTTAGCCCAAGGCTTAGCAATGGCTAGAGTGCAAATTTATAACCTAGCCATAGACCAAATAAAAGCATTAACAAGATCAGACATTGAATCAATAAGTAGTGGTGATGGAAAGAACAACAGGCAACTGGAAAAAGTTCGCATAAAATTATTTGCAGGCTACGAAGACGAACTGGACGACGAAGGGAAGCCACCTTTAGTAATAGACGGGTTTGTTATGAACTCAGCTAGCCTAAAGAAACTACCTGAAAACATAACCTTCCTCTACGTAATAGCCTCTGGAAGTAACTTATTAATACAAGATTTCACAACGTTTAGTACCCCAGACAGTAAAAGTACTCCAATGAAAGTGAAAGATGTTATACTCCGATTATGCGTTGGCGATGAAGGTGCGGGCTACGAGGCTGCCAATATAAATTTTGACTCAGCCCCTGTGGCGATAATGGAAAAGCCTGTCATAGCTCACACTTACACCAACGGTGAGAAAGGGTTGATAAAAGCCTTAGACGAAGTTGCTGAAGAGTTCCACTTTAATTGGGGCACTAGGGCAAACGGGATAGCAATATACCCCCTGCTAGCAGACAGTGCCAAAGACTCCAGCGAGTTTAACGTGCTAATAGCAGGCAAATCTTTGAAAATAAGCCCTCTAAAAATACGAGGAACCCCACTAACTGGAATGGCTACAATACAGATACCACATAACCTAGATGCTACATTGATTCCAGGTTTGCTGATAGACGTAGGAGACCTGAAAGGTCTAATAGACTACACTCATCTTGGAGAGACAGTGTACTTCACAGATGATATATGGAAATACGCGGTGTTCCAGTACTACATGGTGAAGAAGATAATTCATAAAGGGGATACCCACGGTAGTGATTGGCAAAGCACTATATCCTGCATGTTCCCTTCCTCTGGAAAAACATCAGACAACGAAATAAAACAACCCAAGAAATAGAGGCATGAAATGGCAAAGTTAAACGAGTGTCTCATTATATGGGAAACAGGAAAGCGAGGCTCAAATAAATGGGCTGTCCTTGCTTTTGATGCAGTGAGGACAGAATCACATAGCGGGCAAAATACAGTTACTAAATACCCTGTTTCCGCAGGGTTCTTAATAAGTGAACACACGATACGAGAGAACGCCAATATCAGATTAGAGGCAGTTGTAAATAGTGTGAGTAACCCCACGTGGACTCCAAGGCAATCTTATGAAGTAGCGTTTGACCACCTTGTAACAGCAGCAGGTGGCTCTGGTTCGTTATCAGGAGCACAACTGTACGGGCGAGTAGCGTACGACACATTTATAATGCCCGATGGAGACCTAGAGAAGGTGCAAGAAGCCTTTAGGCAGATACGAACTCTAGTACAGAAAGGCACAGTAATACACGTGCTAACTATGCGAGAAACTTATATAAACTGCGTGATGCGAAGTTACAGTGTAATGAACGATGTGACTAACGCCTATGCCATACCCCTCTTCTTGGAGATGGAAGAGCTAGTATTAGCGAAAACAATAGACGCAGGGGTAGCAGCTAGACCCACAAGTGACTCCGATGGGTCTAAAGTAATAGACCAGCAAGTGTGGTGGGATACCAATTCATTCACATATGGTAGAGGGTATTAATTATGACATCTAGAGCAGAGTTCCTTGAACTAGGACACAAGTTAGTGCCATTCAGCGAGACAGTAGATACCTCCTTCCAATACGAGGAAATCACTTATACCTTAGGGCAAGTGAGATATAACAAGGCGGCAAATGCTTTATCAACATCCTTGACTTGGAAAGTGGGGGAAGTAACAAGAGTAGCTGATGGTATAATAATACAGAACGGAGTAAATATAATCCAGCAGTATAATACCATATTACCCTCGTTAGTGGCAATAAACAAAAACAGCACAGGGAATATAACAGATATATCTGAATTGGAACTATATATCATAGTAGACTATGACGAGTACTTCAGAGGGCTATAAAATGAAAGAAATGAATACCACCTTTATCGGGGAAGTAGTTAGCTTCGACCCTGTAGATCAAACGGCAGTCATACAATTACATATGACCGATGTAACATCTACAGAAGAATCCAATTACAATAACAAAACACTAGCGAAGCTAATAGAAGTGCCAGTTCATTTCCCAAGATTTGGTGGATTCAGGATAACAAGCCCTATAGCTAAAGGGGATAACTGTATAGTGCTTTTTGCGCAATGCGGGATATCCCATTGGTTATACGAAGCTAGGAAAGAATATAATTTTGACGAAGGAAGACCAGAGTCAGCCGCTGCTAGGAAGTATAGTAAATCCGACGCGATTGCGATAGTAGGTCTCAGTAATTTAACAGACCCTATAAAGGTCTTTGAACCTACCTTCTTAGAATTACGGAACGATGACAACACCCAAAGAGTAACAATGAAGCCTGATGGGGAGATAGAGATAAATACTAACGGTAATATATTCCAAATGCTAAAAGATGGTACTACGAATATAACTGCCCCAACAGCGATAAATATAAGTACCCCATTAGCTACGTTTGATACAGATGTTAAAATCGAGGGGAACTTAGTTGTAGACGGAACAAGCACTGCAGAAGACCATTTAAGCGACAACGGAGCTATAAGTGGGAAGAGCCACAAGCACGGTGGAGTAATCTCCGGTGGAGCAATTACATTAGTACCACAATAGGAGTATTATGCCAAATTTAAAACTAGACACTAGCCATGATATCATCATAGGCCGTGGTACAACCAAGGTAACTGGAGACGACTACGTAGTACAACTAGTCAAGTGTAGATTATTATTTGCACTAGACACTTGGGAATTAGACCCTAAGTTAGGGCTACCTTGGATCCAAGACATACTAGTAAAAGACGCGGATAGCACCTTAGTTAGAGGGCTAATACGCAACACAATACTAAAAACGGAAGGAGTTGCCTCAGTGGATTCATTAAGTATGAGCCTAGACACAAACACTAGAGGATTAACTGTATCATTCACAGCAACTACAGACGAAGGAACAGCAATAGCTGCGGAGGTTTAAAATGGCAGGAGTAACAATTGACGGCTTTGTGTCGAAGACTCGCGACGAAATAGTTGCTGAGTTGAATGCAAGATTCACAAGTCAATTCGGAGCAACATTTGATGTATCTCCTGAGAGCCCAGATGGGCAAACAATTGGCATAATGGCAGACTTTATGGCTACACAATGGGATATGGGGGAAGACACTTTTAACAGTTACAACCCAGCAACAAGCGCAGGAATCCCACTAGACAACGCAGTCAGGATAAATGCTATAGCCCGAATAACAAATCAACCCACTACCGCGAGCGTAAGCTTGTCTGCCTCTAACCCAATTTACGATGGGACTTTAATACCTGCAGGCTCGGTAGTAGAAACAGCAGATGGAATTCAGTTCACTACAGACGACCCAGTCAACCTGCCAGGAACCACTATCGCAACTTGTACTACCTTAGGTGCTATAATTATCAACACAGCTGAAATAAACACTATAGTAACCGTAATAACTGGATGGGATGAAGTAACTAACGCAGTAGCAGGAACTACAGGGATAGTAGAAGAAACAGATCTAGCACTAAGAGCACGAAGAGAAGCGACTGTAGTAAGGACAGGTATCACAACTGCAGACGCAGTAGTATCCGCAGTGACCAATGTGGCTGGAGTTACTAATGTCCTAGTAATAGAAAATGATAATAATGTGGCAGTTGGGGTAATCCCTGCTAATTCCTTTCACACGATAGTGGACGGAGGAATCCTACAGAGTATCGCAGAAGCAGTATACGTAAACAAACCTATAGGCATATTAGCTTATGGGAGTAATGTACAAGTAGTAGTAGACTCCCAATTACAGAATCACAATATCGGGGTTTCAAGACCAACCGATGTAGTAATAAAGATAGAAGTGTCTATAACTAAAGATAACACTGCTCCATCAACAGCAAATGCAGATGTCCAGCAGGCTCTAGTAGACTATATAGACACCTTCAATATGGGTGACGATGTGGTATGGTCAAGATTATTTGAACCGGCTAACTCTATAACAGGAACAACTGTAACTAATATAAGATCAGCTAAGATAGCCGATGGGTTCACAGAAATAACTATACCTATAGAGAACGTTGAGAAAGCAAGTCTGATACTAGCAAACGTAACCATAATAGAGGTGTAAAATGATATCAAGACCTCTCGATAAACTACTAGATATCTTAGTCCCGCAATACCAAGACTCTACGAATTTCATAGAGTACTTAACTATATTCTCTGAGCAAATGCAAGAGATACATATAGCATTAGAAGAAACAAAGACTGAGAGATATCTAGAAAACGCTATAGGTGAGCAGTTAGAAACTATAGGCATCATAGTAGGATTGAAAAGAGGGACATTCCTAACAGCAGGGGGAGTCTATTTTGGATTCACCACTGTGATAGGGGCATCACCTTTCGGAACTTCAAGTGTAGTTGAAACATCAGGCTTCTTTAAATCTATATCAGATCCTGAGCATACTTCTACATTGTTAGGAGACGCAGAATACAAAAGCCATATAGAAGCTAAGATAATAAAGAACTTCAAGTCAATAACGGTAGAAACTACTATAGAAGTAGTAAGGGCAGTATTAGGAAGTGTAGAAGTACACCTAACTGAGAGCACATTGGCTTTCAACGTAGACTTCCCATTTGCTCTAACCTCTGACCAGAAGCTACTTATATCAACTCCAGGAGTAGTACCAAAACCTTTAGGTATTAATGTAACATTCTCTGATACTTCAGGTCCATTCGTAAATTAGGAAAAGATAATGGCACAAAAACAATTAACAGACTGGGCACTTAGTGACATCCCTGATATAGGGAACGGAGACCCGAATAAACAAACTATCAGTGCTACACTAAAGACTGATGGTTGGGGTGCAGTTACCCCAGACCTGCAAGACATGAATCAAATCCTTCACCTGCTATCCCACTACTCAAGAAAAAATAATGAATTTATCTTAAGAGCTAGTGGCTACGAGGCGGAAGCAGGGGAGATGGTAGTTGCAGATAACTCCGCAGGAGTACCAACAATAGATTTACCTGCGTCTCCCTTAAATGGGCAGTGGGTAGTTATCACAGGGGCAACATTGTACTCAACAAACTTAGTTATCGTAGATGGGAATGGCAATGATATAATGATCTTAGCAGACCAATCGATAAATTTAAATATAAACAACAGCATATTCCTGTTCTACTGGGATAACGCCAATTCCATGTGGAAAATAAATCTATATGGAGCAACAGGAAGGGTACAAATATGAGTGATGCAAGTGAATTCTTCGCTGGTACAGGTGGGATGGCAATAGGGGACTACCAAGTTACAGAACGTGTAGACCTAATGCTCCCTGCTTACGGGCAAGATATCAACAACTACGGTTACAACGAATTAGAACCAGTAATCCCACTAAGCAATAAAGTTGGAGACGTAAAATCAATCGCAAATTCTTCACTTAGCAGAGCTTTCTGCGTGGTATCCAGTGGGGAACTAGGGTATCGAGGTGAAGACGGGCAAGGGACTATTCATAGAGTAGATTTTGTTACAGGTTTAGCCACTACAGTAGAAACAAGTGCAGGGGCTTCAAGCGGGTTCTTTGACGCGTGTTGCTCTGATATCGGAGACAAGATATTCGTAGTAGGCGCATCAGGGGCTACAACTCTCTCGATGAGTGTATCCGTAGATGGAGGAGTTACATGGGCAGATGTAACAATATTCAACTCAGGATTCGCGAACCTAGGTTCGCCTTCTGCTGCGAACAAAGTGCCGTTAGTCTCTATAGAATGTAACCCTCGAGGGGATACAATAAGAGTAACAATGCATGGAACAGATACGAACTCTACAGTGGTATACGAGTCTACAGACTCAGGCGCGACTATGGGAGAAGTACTAACTCCAAGACAAACTCTAACCGCAGCAAAGACCACTGGGGCATCTGCTGTCTCCAAAAACATGGAAACCACAGTAATCCTAAGTGCAACCCAGCTTTACATAAGTGAGAACGGCACAGGGGTCTTAACGAATACAGCGACAAATTTCCCTACCACGATGTCCTCTAATCTAAGAGTGGCAATATCAGATGACGGGGTAACAATATGCGTCTATGATATTACAAGTCCAACTCCCGGACGAGTTACACTATATGTAACTAAGGACGGTGGGACACTATGGAGAGAAGTGAACCTCTCAATTGCGAAGATAGGAGTGGGTACTGTCCCCATAGCCGCAAGCTTCGATGCTAACAACAACGACATAGTATTCGTGATTGTAGGGACGACAGGTGAAATTTATGAAGTGGACTTAGACTTACTCAGTATAAAGATTATAGGTTCCGCAGAAGTAAATCTAAACCCTGCAATAAGCATACAGTCAGACTTCAAAACAAATGGGGCAGGTCACGTATTCGGAATAAGTGACCCGATAACCCAAGAGGTAAACATGAACATAGATATAACCAACGGCAAAATCTTATTAAATACCATCGGGGACACGAAACCTCTAAAGGTATACGCAGGGGGCCAGTCAAAAGGATTAGGATTTAGTTGGAAGCAAGTTACATCCCCAATAAACACGGACATAAGAAACACTTATGTGTCAGATGACAAAACTGTAATTGTTATGTGTGGTTTTGGGGGCGTTGGAGTATACTCTACAGATTCTGGAGTAACATTCAACAAGAGCGCGGACACCGCAGGTTCATTCTCTGCAGATGGAGCATCAGATTCCTCAGTAATCTTAACCTCAAGCCAAGGCAAAGTCTACAGGTCTGTGAATGATGGAGTGAACTGGGCAGCAGTCGCAGGGCTAAGTGACACTGGAGTGACAACAGCAGATAATTACCATGCTTGTTCTTGTATCCTAAGTGGCGGCACCTTTATCGTAGGCTCAAGAAACGGAAACCTAGATATCTCCACAGACTCTGGAGCCAACTTCACATTACTGACTACCCCATTCAGCCTATCTACTGACACCCAGATACGTTCAGCAATTATCGCGAAAGGCGATGATCAGATAATGTTTGTAGGCAACATGGGTGGGAAGATAAAGCGGACTATAAACGGGGGAACCACCTTTGTAGACCCTACAACGCCTCCTGTGGTAAGCGTAAGCAACGACATAGTGTATGATCTGGCATGCTCCTCCAATGGGGCAACAGTCCTAGCTATAATAGATAGCCAAGTATTCAGGTCCTCCGATACTGGAGACACTTGGATAGAAGTGGCTGTAGGGTTTTCAAAATCTCCTTACAGAGAGATAACTATCTCAACAGATGGGTTAACTGTGTTCGTAACAAACAACGACGGATTGCTTCTACGCTCTTTCGATGGTGGAGTTACTTTCCAAAAGACGGATGTCCAATGGGAAAACACTAGAAGAAAAGCAAGAGGTATTAGACTAGCCCCTGATGGGAGTATCGCATTTAATGCTACTGACGATGGGCTAATATACAAAACAACATAGAGAAATGAAATGAGACGAATTGAATATTTAATAATAGCAGTACTAATGTTAAGTGGTTGTGGGGGTGGCAATGAAGCCCCACCAGTAACTCCACCACCAGTAGTAATAGTACAACCAGACTTCGTAGAAGTTTTACCTGAATGGGAATGGCGTACGGATTACTATGGAATACTTACCAGACTAAACGAGAACTCTTGGGATATGCTTTCTCACACCGTTGACAATCCAACATGTGAAAGATCATTGTACCACGGATGCAAGAAAGTAGGAGTGCATTACTTCTATGATGGGAATCACACTCCAGGGAGAGAAAGGAAGACTACTTTTGAATTCACTGTAAACAAGTGGAATTACGATGACGCTCCCTACCACGTGATTATATTCCAAAATCACTTTCTTCGAGACCCATTAGACTTGTATGGTCACCCTTACACAACTCTAAAGTTGAAAGCGTGGAGAGGTGTTTCTATAGCCGCGTATAACAACAGATGGCAATGGGATTATGATTATAATAACCCCTACAACGATGTTGACCCTGCCGACAATTTACACCAGCACCCAGAAGACGAGTGGACAGGGCAAAAGCAATTAGAAATAGGGCAAGTTTACCAGATAGAAATTATCATGACAGACGGGCTAACTCCGGAAACTGGGGAAGTAATTATACACGTAGATGGAGAATTACTCAGTCACGCGAAATACCAAACCAAGCCTGTGGTATCCTTAGGGGTGAACAGTGATTGGGTCGGGATGTACTCACACAGGGATTACAATCCGGAGGTGAATACTTGCGTTGAAGTAACTGGGCAGATTGAGCAAATATGCAAAGCTACTGGTGTAACATATGCGAATTACAGAGTATTCGAAAGGGTAGTAACGGAGTAAATATGTTTAGATTGTCCGAGAAATCAAAGGAAAGGAGGGAAGGCGTCGACCCACGTCTAATTGAAATAGACGATTTGGCAATACAACTCACTCTAATAGACTATGGGCACCCCGCAGATGCAGGTGTAAGGACAGCAAGTCGACAATACGAATTATACGAAGATAAGAAATCTAAATGCGATGGCTATATCAAAAGAAGTAACCATCAACCTAGTGACGATGGCTACGGCAAAGCACTAGATTTCTACGCGTTTGTAAACGGCAAGGCTAGCTGGGAGTTAGATCACCTAACAATAGTAGCCTGTGCCTATTTACAAGCCGCAGGACTCTTGGAGTATAAAATAAAATGGGGTGGATTCTGGCAACGGAAAACCCCGAGATATATAAACGGAATACCCTATGGGTGGGATGCTCCGCATATAGAACTTACAGAAGACACTTACATTTAAGGAAATAATATGAGTTGGTTGGCAAGTTTATTTAGTAGCGGTCTAGTTAAGTCCGTGGAAACCATAGCGTCTGAATGGATTGAGACAGATATGGAATCGGCAGAAGCCAAAGTCCTTATGGTTAAAACACTAGACCCTAATGGGTTGATGCGAAGAGACTTATCCAACAGAGTTACTAATCTCTATACATTATACATAGGAGTCACCCTAGTACTGTTAATTTGCGAAAGCTTCGGCATAGGAGACCCTGCAGGGATAGCCGTTGCCACCAGTAAGGTGAGTGAATTATTCTTACCTATTACAACTCTCTTTGGTGTGATTGTTAGCGCAAGCTTTGGTGTCAACTACGCCAATGTGGCAAAGGGTAAATAATTTCAATTACAATTAAGGAAACAAAATGACATTATCACAATGGAAAGCAGAATTTATACTAGCCCTACAGCAGAAGAAACTATGGGTAGCCCCAGCAGCAGCAAGGTATATCTCTAATCCCAAACTAGCAGGGACTAAAAAGAAATATATTATAGGAGTTAAGGCTTTTTTACTAGGGCATGACTTACCTGAAGAACTAGCTAAGTTCACTGAAGCAGCTGAAGATGCCCCTAAGGTAGCAGCTAAGAAAGATACCAAAAGCGCAAAGGCAAAGAAAGATAAATAAGGAATAATTATGTCCCATGATACAGGCAAGAGAACATTTCTACAACTAGAGAGTGTTCAAGGCGAAAGGTTAGAAGTAATATTTGATATCTTAGAAGCTGATGGAGTTACACAATTACCATTAGACGAGTATAACTTCTTAGGAAGTGTGATGGAAGATTTCAATGATGTCCCTGTCGTCCAGTTCGCTTTTAGAGAGAATGAAGACTGTGGTGTAGTGTGGGAAGCTTATATTACTGGTGCACAATCAGGTGCGCTAAGTGCCAAAGAGTACAAATATGAAATTAGAATGACTCACAAGTCCGATGGAGAACCAGAGACACTGTTCTACGGAACTTGGGAACTATTAAAGACTAGACTGGGATAAATATGAACGTACAAGTAGCAGAATCGATAAGGGTTAAAAGATTCCCTCATCCACAGTTTACTGTAAGATTACATATCAAGGTAAGAAAGTTCACAATAATAAATGCCTAAAGGGAACAATATACGTGATGAGCGAAGTATCAGTAGAACAATGGTTCGGGATGGCAGGAGCGATAGTAATAATTGTAACAGCAATTGTAGCAGTACCCGTCTGGATTAACAACAAGCTAACTAAGACAAGAGATCACTTCTTCTCGCAGCTAGCCAAAACCACGGCAACTCATAGCGAGACGTCAGGGAGGGTAGGTATCTTGGAAGTACAGCAGGTCGCAGGAAGTAAAAGACTAGATGAAATAGGCAGAGAGGTTAGCTCAGTAAAAGAGAGTTTAGCTGAAATGAAACTTAAAAATCAAGAGAATCACCTGACAATAATCGGAGCTATCACAAGTATCAAAGTAAGCCGCGAAACTGGCGACTAACATACTAAACTGGCAACAGGGGCGAAACGCGCCTCACACCGATAATCTCGGGAGCTTGAAAAATAACGCCTCAGAGAGCGACACTCTGACACACACAGACACGGCTCAGAGAGCCATACAGCGCATAGGGTGTAGACGATGTCCTACAACAGCGACTAGCAAACAAAAAAGAGATAAGTAATATGAAATTTTTAAGATATATACTGCTGTTAATTTCGTGTACAATCATGCATGGCGACGGAACAGTCACTATAACGGGAGGCGCAAGTTGCCAGCCTAATCAAATAGGTCCAACTCTGATAGAAGTGCCACTGGGATGTACAGTAGTCTTAGGTGGAGCAAACTTCAATGTAGCCCCAGTTGCTGGAGTAGCTGCAGACTTCTCCGCAGTAGAAGGTACTACAGTGTCCTTAGTAGGAACTACTAGTACTGACTCAGATGGGACAATAGACTCCTATATATGGGAACAGGGGGGTGGGACTCCCGCAATAGCACTAACTAATGCCAATACTGCGACAGCAACCTTTACAGCGCCTGCTGCAGGCGCGACCTTAACCTTCTTCCTAATAGTAGTAGATAATGATGGAGTTGGTAACTTAGGAGAAATAACAGTAACAACAGTAGCAACCACTAGTCAAACTGTATTCACCTACTACGTGGCAGATTGCCAAGCTGGAAATGATGCTGATTGTGTAGCTGGGGATGATTCGAATGATGGGCTATCTAAAGCAAATGCATGGAAAACATACGATAAAGCCCGCTTACAATTCTCTAGCTTGGCTGATGGGGAATCCATTGGTTTCGCCAAAGGCGGCTCCTTCCTAGTTGACGGTTCTGATGATAGATGGACAAACCAAAACTCTACAGCTGGAACTGGGGTGACTATCGGGAGCTACACCCCAACTTGGGCTAGTGGTGATGAA